TCAGGCCTCCTGAATGTCGTGATACTCTTCGCACGCCTGCAGCGTGTTCTGAATGAGGGTGGCTACGGTCATCGGGCCGACGCCGCCGGGAACCGGCGTGATGTACGACGCGCGCGCGGCGGCATCTTCATAGACCACATCGCCAACCACTTTGCCGCTTTCCAGGCGGTTAATCCCGACATCGATCACGATCGCGCCTTCTTTAATCCATTCGCCCGGAATAAAGCCCGGTTTACCGACAGCCACGATCAGCAGGTCGGCATTTTCGACGTGATGACGCAGGTTTTTGGTAAAACGGTGGGTGACGGTGGTGGTGCAGCCTGCCAGCAGCAGCTCCATGCTCATCGGGCGTCCGACAATATTGGAGGCGCCAATGACCACCGCGTTCAGGCCGTAGGTATCAATGTTGTAACGCTCAAGCAGCGTGACGATCCCACGCGGCGTGCACGGACGCAGACGCGGCGCGCGCTGGCACAGACGGCCCACGTTATACGGGTGGAAACCGTCAACGTCTTTGTCCGGCGAAATGCGCTCCAGCACTTTGACATTATCAATGCCGGCGGGCAGCGGCAGCTGGACCAGAATGCCGTCGATGGCGCTATCCGCATTCAGGGTGTCGATGAGTTCCAGCAGCTCCGCTTCGCTGGTGGTTTCCGGGAGATCGTACGAGCGGGAGACGAAGCCTACCTCTTCACACGCTTTGCGCTTGCTGCCGACATAAATCTGCGATGCCGGGTTGCTGCCGACCAGCACGACGGCTAACCCTGGAGCACGAAATCCGGCCGCAACGCGCGCCTTCACTTTTTCCGCAACCTCAGAGCGTACCTGCTGCGCAATCGTTTTACCGTCAATAATTTTTGCTGCCATCAGAGAGAGGATTCCATCTGTATCTTTACGAAAGGGGGATGGCGATATTTTGTCAGAAGCCAGCCCCGCTGTCAGTCTTCGTTTAAGATTTTATCTTTCTTAGGCGTTGCAGAGGCTGAAAAACGGGCCTGACCGCGCTGCGAATGGCGCAAAAAGGAGCCCGGGAGCCGAAGAAAGGTTAACGTGCAGAAACATAAGGTTGGATAAACTTTATACTGCTTTTGCGGCATAAGCCGCCAGCCTGCACAGGCAAGCGCAGTTTCGCGGCAAAATACATTGACTCATCAGGCGTGGACCGTATAATTCCGGCGATTGCACATCATGAAGCTCGCTTCTCAATGCGCCCTTAGCTCAGCTGGATAGAGCAACGGCCTTCTAAGCCGTAGGTCACAGGTTCGAACCCTGTAGGGCGTACCATTAAGAAACAGTAACTTACGCAAGTTTTAGTCCAGCCTGATTTCCTCCTTGTGTCGTATTTGTGTCGCTAGCGCCAAAAATGGCGTCAATTTTCCTCGCGTGTTCGGTCAAATGGTTCGGTGCCAGGTGAGCATATCGGCGCACCATCTCGATGCTCTCCCATCCGCCCATTTCCTGCAAAACAGAAAGCGGGACACCAGACTGGATTAACCAGCTCGCCCAGGTATGCCGTAGGTCGTGAAAACGGAAATCCTCTATCCCCGCTTTTTTCAGTCCGGCGCGCCAGGCGTTATTGTCATCCACCCGCATTTTTCTCACTGCGGGCGTCAGCGTTCCATCCGGGCGATGTTTTGCCGTGGTGTGAACGAACACCCACCGGGAGTGCTTCCCTATCTGATCCCTTAATACCCTGCATGCGGTATCATTCAGAGCTACGCCAATCGCCTTGCCCGCTTTTGCGTTCTCCGGATTTACCCATGCAACCTTTCTCTGCATATCGACCTGCTGCCACTCAAGCCCGATGATGTTTGAGCGGCGCAGGCCGGTTGCCAGTGCAAATATCACCACTGGCTTAATGCTCTCTGGCATGCACTCGATCAACCGTTCAGCTTCTTCTCTGGTCAGCCACCGTATCCGCTTGCTGATCGGCTTACGGGTTTTGATAACTGGCGCTGTTTTTATCCAGCCCCAGTCATTCGCCGCGGCCCTGAGAAGGGAGCGAATGAAGGAAAGGTGTTGCGCCTTCGTAGCCTGCGAAACCTGCCGTGGTTTGTACTCCGGAACCGGCTTTCCCTTCCTCATCGCGGCATCACGCTTACTCTCCCACACCTGCAGGTGCTTACGGTTGATCATCCCGTTAACGGCTTCGTGAATTTCCTCCGCCGTTATCTTCGAAACATCACGGCCGGAAAAATGCTGCAGCCAAAACTCAATTTTGGTTTTGTCATCATCCAGCGATCGCTTATGGTCCTTTTCCCGCAGCCACCGGATGCAGCACTCTTCGAAGGTTCTTACGGGCAGGTCGCCGATCTGGTCAACCCGCCACGCTTCCGCCTTCAGCTTGTCGTGGAGCTCCTGAGCCTGCTTTTTGTCCCCCGTGCCAAGAGATCGCCTAACTCTTTTTCCTGACGGCGTAAAGAAATGACAGTGCCACACGCCGCCCCTGAGGGTGATTGACATAAAACTTCTCCTTTATGTTCACCCGCGTTCGCGATGACAGGATCGCGCGGGGTTTTCAAATATGCAATACACGCCGCCTCGGTCGTTCTGTACTTGTTGCCGACCTTGCGGCCGGCGAGCTCCCCAGACTCAATCAGGCGGTAGATCACCCGCGCCGACACGATGAGCAAATCGGCGGCCTGCTGTGCTGTTATCGGTTTGTCAGATGCCATATCACCTCCGATGCTTACCGCGTAATTCCTCTTCTTCCTGACAGTCAGCGCAGCGCTGACAACCCGCCACCAGCTCCCGGCGCCGCTCGGGTATCTCTTCCCCGCAGTCGCGGCAGTGAGTAGCTGAAACCGCCGCATGGTTGATGCGCATGTTCTGGATGGTCATTTCAAGCCGGCGCTCTGCCAGCTCGTTGGCCTGATCGATGATTTCTGCGCTCATACTTCACCGCCTTTTGTCCGGGAAATAACTTCTTTGGCAGCCTCTAATCGACCCCACGTAGAGTTAGGTTTATCTGGTTGTGGGTAGGTATGTTTGCTAACGATATCGGTCATTTCTTCGAGTGCTGCCAGCAGCTCGTCGCGCTGCCCGGCGACTTTCGCATGCTCAAGCGCAGCGTTTTCCAGCTGCGATTTGTGCTTCTTGTAAGCCTCGTATGCGTGCCAGCTCTGGCCTTTTCGAACGCTCTCGCTGATTTCCGCTACCTGCTCAGGAGTTAGCACCGTCAGAGGTTGAGCCGGGTAGATCATCACCTGTCCCGCATCCCAGTCGAAGCCTGCGTGAATAGCCTCGACCTCGACGGATGGCGACGGCCCGATGCTGCCAGGTGAGTGGACGACGATGGTAATCTCCGGGTCGCGACGCTGCATAGTTGGGTTTGACCAGATGCGGGCTACCAACTTTGTGAATTTGGATAATTTCATGCAGCACCTGCCTTGTCTTCATCCATTTTCCAGGCCGTGGCGAGAGCGCCAGCCACCTGGTGGAAGCTATGTTTTACTGCCACCTTCCCATGGCCGCCGGTTGGCGAAACCAGTTCGATTGTGGTCAGCTCTCCGCCGCTTGCAACGTCTGGGTAAAACTGCGCGACGTCGTTGGTTTCGACGATCACAGACCCAGATGGGGTATACATTTTCAACCTCATGATTCCATCGCCTTACTCAGTTTCTCGCCGAGCGCAAAGATGTAGTCGCGTAATTCTTCCCGTGACTGAGCTTCTGACTGAAGAATCTCCCGGTGGCATAACTCCTTCACCAGGTGCTCAAACTTGCTGTAGTAGCCGAGTCGAGCCAGCGTTTCCTGACCGGCGTTCTTACCATCCTTAATGATGCGTTTCTCGTTCAGGATGAGGTCATGCGTTGACCCTGTGACGACGTATTTATCACCGAGTTCGATGTGTAGGTTTTTGCTCATGATTCCACTCCATACCGCCCATTCATGCGGCCAATAACACTGACAAATTTCACCAGGCTGACACCCATCGGCCGGACCTTCTCGTAGTGCTTGCGAAGGATGGGGGGGCATACAGCGTTCCACTTCGGTTTAGGCTTTACGCTCATCGCTTTGGTTAGCTCTTCTGCGCAGCGACGAGCTTGGGCGCGGAGAGCGTTTTCTTTTTCTTCTGGCGTCATGCTGCCTCCCGTTTCCTGTTGAGGTGGGGTGCATTCGAAAGGAAAACCGCCTTTGCAAAGCCCAGGGGAGTAGCACTGCGAATGTTGGCGCGCTCGTCGCTGGGTGGGCATTCGTGAATTCGGTTGTCCGGATACCAGGCAGTCACCAATCCGGCAAAGGACGTCCCGGATATGGCCTCGATCGCCTTTTTCTTCGGCACCATGCGGCCGCAGGCCAGCCTCACGGCGTCGATAGCCGCTTCAACCATCGGGTGCATATTCTCTGCCGGCGCCTTGAAGCCGTTACCCGTCCAGAGGCATGTCTGCTTCGTGTAGTTGTCATCCGCGCACAGCCCAGTGAACTGGTACGGATGGAATGTGTAATCGGCCGAGCCAAAGATGCTGCTGAACACACTCACCGGGTTTTCGAATGCCCACGGGCAACCTGTCACCATTCCAATCATGCGGCATTGCTCAGCGACCAGTGCGGCCTTGGCCTGGAAATGCGGGTCTTTGGCCCGTTTAGACTCGAACCACCGGGAGCCCGATACCGCAACGTGAGTGCACGGCGGAAAACCAATGACCATAACGATGTTCTCGGTGCGGATGATTTGAGAAAGCCGCGGCATAGCTTCAAGGATGGTTGCCGATATGCGCTCAATGGTACCGTCGATCGAAGTCTCAAGGTGCTGCGGGTCCACCAGAACGGCACGATAACCTGCTTCGACCCATGGCTCAGCCATGACGCCAGTGAAATCGCACAGGCAGATAATAGTTCCTTTGCTCATGCTCCCTCCGTCTTCACTACGTCGATGGCGCAGCCGGGAATCAGCTCAACGGAAGCGGTGGCGCACTGGTTGCCCCAGTGGCTCCAGCCTGGCGCAGCGCTGCGGCTGAAAAGCTCAATCCGCGGCACGTCTCCGTAGAGCAACTCCAGGCGGTGGCGAACTTCCCACGGCTTTTCGCTGTGCGCGCCGAGTGGGCTGTAAACCACCTGCTTAATGCCAGCGTGCTTGCGCTCCAGCCCGGCGCCGCGGGTGGCGATCAACACGTCTTCGGAATTGGCGCGGGTGTGGTTGCCACCGTTCATGCGCGTCTCGGCATTCAGCAGGTCGAGGAAGTCGTAAAAATCGGTCACATCGCCATCTGCCAGAGCCTTGGTAATGCGCAGCTCGACCAACTGGTTAAACTTCACCCAGGTGAAGCCCTTCATAGTACGCACCGTAAATCCCCAGGCCTCGGCCAGCTCGATCGCCTCCTGGTTGTGGGTGCCGGTGTACCACATCGCCAACACGGCGTTATCCGCGGCGAGCTCCCACACCGGGAGCCGCTTCATATCGAGCAGGCTCATGGTGGGATAGTGATCGACAGCTGCGCCGTTGCTGATCGTGTTCCCGTAAGACCAGGCAGGGTCAGCATAGATAAGTGAGTAGCGGTTCATTGCGCACCTCTTTTCGTGTCCAGCTCTTCAGCCAGCCGCTGAGCCTTTAACGGGTTTCTTACCACTTCACCAGATGGCATTAGCCAGCCACGATGGAGGACGGAGTACATGCACTTCACTTTTCCTACGGTTATGGCGTCGCGGTAATGTTTCATTCGAGCTCCAGTATCATTCGCTTAGTCTCTGCCACAAGGGACAGAAACTCACTCCTTCTCGCGCGAAGGCGGGCTATCTCTGATTGACACTCAGCGGCCGTCAGGCGGTAAACAATGAGTTGCTTTCCGTCAGGGAAATCAGAGCAGTAGCTGATGAAGTCAACCCAATCCCGGCCAGAGCAATCAAGGTGGCCGATTAGTTGCCATCTGTATGCCGGATCGAAGGCGCCGCGGGTGAGGGTGGCGTAGTGAGTGGCGGCAATTACCGACTTAATCTCAACCAACCCGTCCCGGCCCACGAGTCCGTCTGGACTATCCCCATACGTTTCGTGATCAAAGAAACCGCCGTTATCCACGTCGACGAAGTTCATCTCTTCGTACAGCATGCGAGCGATTGGCTCCTGTTCGTGTCCGCGCTCCATGTGGTCGTTTGTGAATCCAAACTCAGACTTGCACCCTTTAATCTGCTCAAGAGCTAACTGAAGCGCATAACGCTTGGCTGGCTCACCAAACGCCTTGCCATCGTTAGCCATAATCAAGCCGAAGTTTGAAGCGGTAGCCTTCCCCAGGCGAAGAGCATCCCACTCTTCCCCGTTTTGCTCGACGTCATGCCAGATCATGCTGAGCACTCCTGTTCCAGTTGGCGGCGATGCTCTGGAGAAATGTCCATTCTCGCCAGCACTGCATCCAGGTTGCCATCGCGCTTGAAGGCGGCCTTAGCGTTATTCCATGCCTGCGTTTTTTCCGGCGAAAGCACAGGTTTTGAAACGCGCGCTGGGCTTAAGCGGAGACCTTCAACCGATTCCTTTCCGAACCTGACATTTTTATCGACGTAAACAGTGACTTTCACGCCGACCCAATCCTCAAGGAATGGCGATCCGGTAATGCTTTTCAGCATCTTGCTGTTGGTGGCATTCAGGATCATTGGCTTAAGCTTTTCGCCAGGGCGCAACTCGCGCTCCTCAAAATAAGCGGTGTTAAAAACGTCTTTAGTTTTTTTGGTTTTGTCGCTTTCTAATGTTGCCCGGGCGATCGTCAGCACCGTGGGTTCAACGATATCGGCACTGCTCAGGTATGGAGAATCGAAAGCCTTGCGGTAATGTGTTTTTGAATCTGTCATTTTGCAGCCTCTCTGATGAATCTGTTTACCAAAGGCCTGAGAGCATCCTGAATAGTGAAATGCTCGCGTCGCTCTTTGCTGCTGTCATAAATCGGTGTCCAGCCGCATCCCGTATTCACCTGGATTACCTGGTAACTACCTTTCCCATCTCTCCACTGAATTCCGTTCATCGAGAGCCACTCCTTGAAGTCGGCTAATTTCGATTTGTGGAGTAAATTTCTTCGGGCCATTAACTCTCTCCTTAAAACGGGCAGCCGGTGCGGTGATCCCAGTCGTATTCCGCCTGGGCGTAAGCTATTGCTGTGCGCAAGTCGTTGTATACCTCGCCAGCCTTATCGCTACGGAGGCCTTCATATGGAAACGCCTTGGACGATAGAGACTGGCGTAGTGCCGCGTAGGGATCCTCTGGAAGGCTGGCAAAGACCTCTTTTGCCCGATCTTCAATCCACTTTTCCTTCTCTTCGGACAGCGTTTGTTCAGCCCACTTACGCTCTTCGATCACGTCATATGCGCGGTATGCGTTCATAAGCACCTCAGTAACTGATACCGGTATGAGGAATGCGGCCGTCTTTAACCGCGGTGAGCACCTCGATAGCCTGATCCCGGGTAAGGCTGGTATTGGCCATCAGAGCTTTAACAACCTCTACGCCTACGGCCTTGCGGTGCTTAACGTCGGCTTCGCGTCGAGCCTGCTCATCTGCTTTGCGTTTCTCTTCGTCCAGACGGGCCTGTTCACGCTGCTCTGCCTCTCGGCGGATGCGGTCGGCTTCTTCCTGAGCCTTGCGGCGCTCAGCGTCGATAGCAGCCTGTTTGTCAGCCTCTGCTTTCTGCTCAGCTGCAATTCGGTCTCGCTCTGCTCGTTGCTGCGCTTCAATGCGTTCACGCTCTGCGCGCTCTTTGGCTGCTCTTTCCTCAGCCTCGCGGCGCGCTGATGCTTCCATTTCCGCGCGGTGTTTCTCCTCCGCTTCACGCTTCGCTTTCTCTTCCGCCTGACGCTTAATCTCTTCTTCGCGGGCAATGCGCTGGCGTTCGGCTTCTGCTGCTTTATCTGCGCGTTCGCGGTCAATATCTTTATCCATCAGCAGGGCCATTTCGTGGTCCGCTTCGAACTTGGCCGCCAACTCCTGATCGAACTTGATATTCATTTCCAGCGCTTCGGCGTGCAGCGCATTCATGGCTTCTTCGGCCTTAATGCGCTCCTGCTCGGCTTCCCATTCAGTCAGCGGCCGGCGCACTTCATCTTTCAGCGCATCGAGGCGTTCACGAACAACGCGGCGGCTTTCGTCGATTTGCTTTGGAAGAGCCTTCAGCTCAGCGACCAGGTCTTTACCTGCGTTGTCGATGTAAGTTTTAGAGCGCGCAACCTTGTGAGCCATGGATGCGATAGCGTCACGGCCTTTTTTGGTGGTCACGTCCGGCACCAGACTGCGAGCCTCTTTTTCGATCGCTTCGATAAGCGGGTCGAGCTGGTCGTTATTGGTGAAAACCGCCATCGCGTTCTTTTTCTCGATGACGACTAAATCCGTTATTTCGCTCATGGTTTAACCCTCCAAAAGGTTGTTATTAATAACTTCGTTATTTGCAAATTTGCCATGGAGTTTCAGCCGATAATCCTTTATTGCCGACTCAGCATCTTTAAGTGACAAATAACTCCCTATTTCTTTGTTTTTCCCTTTTATGGATATGCTGGCCCGGAATCTTTTCCTTCTGCCATCCCAGCTAACACCCTTTACTCCTGTTTTGTTATTTTTCCCGGCTGCGCTATTCCACATATTTTGTTCCGCGGTGGCTTCTCTTAGGTTATTGATTTTATTGTTTTCTCTGTTGCCATCAATGTGATCTATCATGTTGACTGGGAATGTTCCATGCGTAACTAGCCACGCGAGGCGATGAGCAAAATAAAACTTCCCGTCAATTTTTATGAGAATGTAACCTTGTCCATTTTTGCTTCCTGCGATACATCCAGACTTAGCCTTTCCCCGGCGGTTAACCTTCCAAGTAAATAACCCTGAATAAGGCGAATAATCTAATAACTCATCAAGTCTTTCTTTATTCAGCATGCGTGCCTCCCGGCGCGATGAAAGCCGCCTGATAGCTCAGTTAAATTCTTTGGTTCGATTACCGGCGGAGGCCTTGCCCCAACCCGTTCAGATAAACTTCAACCAGCAAATCGGTTGTGTAAGTGCGCTCAATCCCGCGATGCAGGTAGAGGCGGCCGCGTTTATTTGCTGATGCTGTCCAGGTGCTTTCCCGATGCTTAACGAGCATCCCTGGCAGAACGGCTCCGCGGTTAACGGTCTGTGTCCCGTAATGATGACTAACCATTGAACACCCCCGTAACGTGCAGAATTTTGATAATCAACGCTGTCCAGATAACACCGCAGATCAGCAGGCAGTAAATCAGTGAACGAATGCCTTGTTTGCTCATTTGCCACCCCAGCACGGATAGCTAACTGCGAGAACTGCAACCAAAAACGGAACGACCTTTAACCAAAAATTACGCCATGCAGGCTTGTCTTCTTCGCGGATCATCTCTTCACCTTTGCCTTATCGCGGCTAACGGAGCGTTGTTACCTATTCCCGGCGCCAACGATGTTGTTTGGATGGGTTAAATTTAGCGTAATGCTAAATAAATGGCAATAGCAAAATGCTAAATTATTGCTGTATGGTATTTAGCATTTTGATTTACTTAGGGTTTAATTTTTGAATGAGGTGTAAGAGGGAGTTTTAGGCATAAAAAAACCCGCCGGAGCGGGTTTGCTAAAGGTGGATTATCAGGGAATATTCAATATCTTAGCATCGACGACAACCCCTACAATCCTACAGTTTCCGTTAATCTCAATCATCGGGTACTGTGGGTTTAAGGGCTTCAGGAAGCGCCTTCCAGCATCAATTACTAACTTTTTGAAAGTGGCTTCATTATCGCCTTCCAGCTTGGCCACAACCAATTTCCCATTAATAGGCTCTACTTCAGGATCAACCAGGATAGCTGCACCTTCAGGAATGCTAAGGCCGACAGGAGATGTCATAGAATCGCCGTGGACATCTAACCAGAAAGAATCGTCAGAGCATTCGACGGTTGTTTCATACCAGCGGTCAATCGCTCTTCGGTGATAAGGCTCCACAGCTTCCATCCACTGCCCGGCACTAACCCAACTGATCACTGGGTAGTTCCCCTGAGGGGTATTTACTGATCTGAATGTTACGTTCGTGTGGTTCTCTTTGGCATGTAATGTATCCATCCAGCCGAAAGGCAGATTGAGTGCAGATTCAATTTTACGAGCCATTTTATCGCCGATGTTTCTATGAGGTTTATCACCTATCAGCTGACTCAGTGCTGCTGGGCTTGTATCGATAAGCTCTGCAAATTGAGCCTTGTTCAGGCCTGCATCTACACGCTGCTGTTCGACCAAGTTCTCCAGATTCGCTTTTCTAATCTCTTTACTTTCCATCTGCTCATTTTTGTCATTTTTAGCAGAATGATAAATATGCAAATTGCTAAATCTTTCTTGCTTAGTATTTAGCATAACGCTAAACTCCATTTTAAATAAGTCACGGGGAGGTCCCATGAGTAATGAACTTTTACGCTGGCGAAAAGATGCCAGCACAGGCGAGTGGGCTCAGTTGGCAAAACTGGCAAACACAACCGTTGGTTATCTGGATCAAATCGCCTATGGAAATCGTCGGGCCTCGCCTGAGAAGGCAGAGGCAATAGAAGAGGCCACCAAAGGGTTTAGCCATTACCAACCCGTATCAAAAGAGAGCCTTGTTTTTTCACGTCCGCGATGTTCCGCGGCTTAACAACAGGAAATATCACAAATGCAAAGCGCAATAGCCCGCAACTTAGAACCGCCGATCCTCAACCCGATTGAGCTGGAAGGGGTTTTACTCAACCGCCTTTCATCCATCGGGCAGAAGGCTTACGCGGAGATATTGGGTATCAGTGAATCAACAGTCAGTCGCAGAAAGGGGGAAGGGCATTTCGCTGACATAGCAAAAGAGTTGTCCGTGCTTGGTCTGCAGGTTGTGCCGCCTGAAGCGGTAGTGGTTTCCCGCCATTACCTGCAGTCAGTAGAGACGCTTGCTGATATCGGATTACGTGCAGAGCGGTGCCGTCCAGGTCCGTTAGGGTGGGACTGATGAAGGGTACAAAAGGCGAAAGCCGCGGTGCTGACACACCAACGGCTTTCTACGCGAATTAACTGGATCAATTCACAGGAGTAATTATGAGTTCACTTTACCAGCATTACAACCAAAAAGATAAAAACGGAACCGGTATCAAGGTGAACCGGACGTTTATCGTGCCTCTGTCAGAACTGTACGTCGAGCCCGGCCTGAACATCCGCGATATTGACCAGGAACATGTCGCTGAATTCCGTGATGCGTTTATCGCTGGTGAGTCTGTTCCTCCGCTGGACGTTCAGGTTACCGAGAAGGGCGTGAAGGTAATCGACGGCCACCACCGCTATTACGGCGCCATTGAAGCGACGAAAGCAGGTGCTGACGTCATCCGCCTTGAGTGCAAGGACTTCGTAGGGAGCGAAGCTGACCGGATCGCCTTCATGGTTACCCGGAATCAGGGGAGGCCCCTCACTGCTCTGGAGCGCGCAGCTGCATACCAGCGGCTGAGAAACCAGGGGTGGGAGCCTGACGAGATAGCGAAGAAGGTTAAGCGCTCGCTGTCCGACGTCGACTACCACCTGCATCTGCTGACCTGCGGTGAAGAGCTGATCAGTATGGTGCGCTCCGGTGAGGTTTCCCCGACAACCGCGGTTGCATTATCCCGCGAGCACGGCCCTCAGGCGGCATCTGTAGCAGTTCGTCAGATGGATAAAGCGAGAGCATCAGGCAAGTCAAAATTAACCCGCAGCGCGGCGCTGCCGCAGTTCAGTGCAGCAAAGGCGCGCCAGTTTATCCAGATAGTCGCTGATCAGGTCGATCTCGTTCTGCCTGCTGAGGCATCCGCCATCCTGGACGAATATCGCGCTTTTCTGAAAGAGGCTGGCTGGGAGAGTGAAGCATGAACACTGCAGAAATTCTCAACTTCCCCATTGCCGATATGGGGATACAGGAGCAACGCGTGGCCGATACAGACGATGGGTACACCCGTCTGGCTAACGAGCTTTACGAAGAGCTTATCGGTTCAAACCTGACTAAAAATCAGGCCAAGGTAGCTCATGCTTATTGCCGGAAAACCTATGGGTTTAACAAAAAGATGGACCGCATTGCAGACACTCAGATTGCTCAGTTAACCCGGCTTCCTCGGCAGAAGGTTAACACCGCAAAAAAAGAGCTTATCAGCATGCGCGTTCTGGTTGAGGAAGGCGATCTTATTGGCCCCAACAAAAATCTGCATGAGTGGATTTTACCTGAGGCTAAAAAGGGTCCGAGCTGTCACCACAGCAGTGACATGAAGTGTCCCCACGATAGTGACAGTCACCATGGTAGTGACACTGTCCCCACGATGGTGACAAAAAGTGTCACCACGGTAGTGACAGCAGTGTCACCAAAACAGGGACACACAAAAGACACTAATACAAAAGACAATAAAGACAATAGTAATAAACCCCCTAAATCCTCCCGGTCGGGTTCGTTCGATGCTGCCAGTGTTCAACTGCCTGAGTGGCTATCCGCAGTCACCTGGTCTTCGTGGGTCGAATACCGCCGTGACCTGAAAAAGCCGATCAAGTCTCAACAGACCGTGACGCAGGCTATCAATCTGCTCGACCGCTGCAGGCTGAACGGATACGCGCCTGAAGAAATCATCAACCGAAGCATCGCCAATGGCTGGCAGGGCCTGTTTGAACCTGACGGACAGGCGAAGCGCAGCCGAGATACCGGTCAGGAAGGTCTCCACTGGAACAGCCCGGATGCATGGAGGGATTTCCTGTGAAACCTGAACTCTACCGCGCAATAAACAATCGGGATGGCGCAGCGATGGCAAGCATGGCTGGAGGAAGCCCAGAGCATGGCCGGGTTGTGAATTCAGACGCTGAGCGCCTTGTTGACGCGCTGTTCATGCAGCTGAAGCAGATTTTCCCGGCGGCGACGCAAACCAACCTCCGATCCGATGCTGACGAGCGAGTGGCTAAGCAGCAGTGGATAGCGGCATTTTCGGAAAACGGCATCCGTACCCGCGATCAGTTATCCGCCGGCGTGCGCCATGCAAGAGCCAGTGAATCGCCGTTCTGGCCATCGCCAGGACAGTTCATCAAGTGGTGCAAGGACAGCGGCACAGTTCTCGGTATCAAGCTTGCTGACGTGATGGGTGAATTTCACCGCTACAACCGCGAGAAGGGGCTCCACACCGGCGGCGCAGAGCGTTTCCCCTGGTCTCACCCGGTCATGTACTGGATTGTCACCGATACCCGGCGAGCAATGTACCAGCGCCAGCTCAGCGAGGCAGAAACCGAGAAATATGCTGCCAAGAAACTGGAAGACTGGGCGCTGAAAGTGGCCGCCGGAGAGCAAATACCGTCGCCGGCGCTGGCTCTGGAGAACAACCAGGAAGTGATCCCCACAAATCACGCCAGCAGGCAGCGCGGTTATCACCCGGAAGGCAAAAGCTTTGGATGCATGCCAAGTGCCGCATCACTCGGAGCGCTAACTCCGGCTCAGTGGCTTCGGGACGAATACCTGATTGGCAAAGAAAAAGGGCTGATTCAATGAAACGTATATCCGGAACTCAAATCGTCATCAATTTTATCGGCAGCAATCCCGGTTGCACTTTTTCAGAGATACGCACCGGAACGGGCTTGCACTCTTCTGTCGTTAACTCAGCTATCTGGGCCACGTTCAACGATGGCCGTGTTTTGCGAGCAGGGGAGCGTAAAGGCTATCGCTACACCCTGACAGAACAGACAACCGTAACCGAAAGCACGTCGGCGGATTTTCAGTTCAGCAATCATCATTGCGGTGCCAACAAGCTGACCAACCTTTTTAACCAGTGCCTGGCGGGAGTAAGAAAATGAACATCTCAACAGTAAACGAGCTCATTCAGTCGCTGGAGTCGGCGGGCGAGCTGTCGATCAAAGAGACAAAGGTTATGGCGCTGGCGAAAGCGTATGTGCAGCTGGCTGCGGAGAATGTGGCGCTGAAGAATGTATTTAGCCAGAAGGAAATCCCATCCGAAGCAGTCGATGCATTCATGGAAACCGCAGTAATGGATCATGACTGGAATGAAACGTCCGAGTGGTCATGGGTTGAAAACGAAACAGAGGTTATCCACGCCGTTCTTGACGCACTTAAGCCTGAAACCCCAGCCACCGATCGCATCGTAGCCGGGATTAAGGCTGATGGTCGCGTTGAAGGTGCGCACTTCGTTGCTAACAGAATGCTGGCTGCCTGGGATGCTGGTTTTATCGAAGACACAGCCAAAAACGCAGCAGATATCGCTCGCATGATTCTCGCCTCAACCGAGTTTATGGCAGGTGCGCCAGAGGGTGATTTCGACCGTTCTTTTGCTGATGGCATCCTGGAAGATATCGCCCAGCAGCTGCGCGAGGGGGCCGACAAATGAGCGAACAAACCATTCTCGACATGTGCTGTGGCTCCCGCATGTTCTGGTTCGACAAACAGGATCCGCGTGCAGTGTTCGCCGACATTCGCTCCGAGCAGCACACCCTATGCGACGGACGCAGCCTGGTTATCAGTCCGGACATTATCGCCGACTTCCGCGCGCTGCCGTTCGCTGACGCCTCTTTCCCCATTGTCGTGTTTGACCCGCCGCATCTTGAACGAGTGGGCGAAAACGCCTGGATGGGTAAGAAATATGGTCGCCTGAACAAAGACACCTGGCGAGATGACCTGCGTGCTGGCTTCAAAGAAGCGTTCAGGGTGCTGTGGCCGCACGGCGTACTCATTTTTAAATGGAACGAAACCCAGATACCGGTTAGCCAGATTCTGACGCTGACCGACGAGAAGCCGGCAATCTGGCAGCGCACCGGGAAATCCGACAAAACGCACTGGGTAATCTTCGTTAAGGGGGCCAAATGAGCAAGTTAACGGTGAAAGTTGGGGTTTTAAATCCTCGCTATGTGACGTTTTCAAATTTCCTTCTTAACGGACGCATTGATATTTTGGCTAAGCAGCTTGCTGAGCGTCTGGAGATTGAAGCTGACACACCTTCCGAGGCGATTGATTTTGTTAAGCAGACTCTAATTGATATTGCTGCGGATGATATTGGAATAAAAGACATTGATAAGCCGGGTGCAAGCTGGCGTGAGCAATTCAACGTTAAAGGCGGTGCCGCATGACAACTGATATCACCGAACTGGCGCAGAGCCTAAAAGCGGCAGCAGAGAATGCTATTGGGGCGCATGAACGGCTCGCAGAATATCCATATGGTGAGATTATCGATATCTCTCAGCATGAAGGTGAGCAGATTGATATCGATATCACTGATCTCAATGAATTCAACAAAGAAGCCAACCCGATAAACGTCATCGCGCTGGTAGAGGCGCTGGAGAAGGCGCAGCAGCGGAACGGCGAGCTTGAGACCTATAGCAAAACCGCGCTCGAATTTAGGGAAGCGGCGAGGGATGAAAACCGACACCTAAAGTTGGAACTGGAAATTGCAGAGAAGCGCATCGCCGAGCTGGAGTCCCGCACCGTGAAGCTGCCAGACTTACGGCAGATTGTGTCTGGAGACAGATACGTATGGTCTGATGGAGTTTTAAACTATAGCCAAGACGTTAAGGCTGAGCTGACCGCGAAGGGCATCAAGTGGGAGGCTGAGTAGATGGCTGTTGCAAGAATGCTTTGCGTTAGCTCGACCAAACCTGACTGGTTTACTCCAGGTGCCATATACGACTCAGAACCACGCGGTGCCGATATTTGCATTTGTGGTGACAACCTCGTTTCAGACCTCAACAAAGAGGACTGGTACGAAATGAGCCAGCGCGCTGATGGGCTGTGGTTCTTAATCGGTTTTCAGCAGTCAATTTTATTCCGGGGAGCCAACCAATGACCAATAACCAGTTAAACAGAGAGCGCCTAGAAAAAATTAAATCATGGCGTGAAACCTACGGCGCCGGAAGCAACGTAATACTGCCAGCTGAGGAGGCCGAGGAGCTGGCTCGTATAGCGCTGGCCGCAATGGACAGCAAGCCGGTGGCGTGGGTGATGCTCGAAGACCTCGCCGACAAAGATATAGTCAGTACTCCGGCATATCCAGACATTAATGATGCGATGGAAATGACTCATGGGGAACTGGAGCCGCTCTATCGCCACGCGCAGCCAGCAAAAGGTCTTGAGCTGGCAGGCTGGCAATTCAAATCAGTAAACGGTGACTGGTTGGGCCTTATCGACGAACACGGAAAGAATCAGGCCGTTCGTGATGGTTACGAAGTTCGCGAGGTTTTCGCTATGGCCGATGGCGTCAATGACCGCGACCAGGTACGCCGCGAGCACGCCGAGTGGTCTCAGGCCACCTTTGGTAATGTCGGCCCCGTTGGTCCACTGAAGCACCTAGCAAAAGAGGCTATCGAGGCCGCAGCGGAACCAGACGACCTTTCAGAGTGGGCTGACATGCAATTCCTGATGTGGGATGCCCAGCGTCGTGCCGGTATCACCGACGAACAGATTACCCAGGCGATGATCGAAAAGCTGGCAGTGAACAAACAGCGCGAATGGCCTGAGCCGAAAGACGGTGAACCTCGCTTGCACATCAAAGAGCAGCCAGCGCCAGTAGTCACTTTCTATCGCGATGGCATTGAAGCCGCCGCCAAATGGATAGATAAGCAGCGTGAGGCATACGACAGCGAGCATGGATGGTCTGATCCTGATACCGGAGCTTTCGAGTTTGGCAATGATATCCAGCGCGGATATTCATCCACCCTGGAAGAATTAGCCGAAGGGATTCGCGCTCTGCATCCAAATGCTGGCAACTCCCAGACGATTCCAGAGGGTTACGTGATGGTGCCGAAGGAACCGACGGAGCAGATGTATGATGCAGGTGACCGGCAGATGGCAACAAAGCAAGTGTGGGATGCCATGCTCGCAGCCGCCCCGCAACAACACAACGCACCACAAAATATTCCTGAAATTATTCCGGGATGGATTCCGGTAAGCGAGCGGATGCCGGAGCCTGGAATCTTGGTTTTGGTGTACACGCCACCACAACCCGGTGACTACCCCGGAGATGTCAGAATTGGATTTGATTACATCGATCCAGATGGCGATGACCCGACATACTGGTTTAATCATGGAGAAAGTTACGAGCACTTTTGCTGTGTAGCTTGCGATGGCATGACGGGGCCATCAGAAAAGGCACCGTATACACACTGGATGCCGCTGCCAGCCGCCCCGCAGGAGGTGAAAGGTGATTGACGTCAAAAGCAAAATCATGCAGGTAATGACAGAGGGTGCGGACCAGCAGAGACAATGGGCTCAGGGTGAATATCCCTTTCGCATGGCTACCTGGAATATCCGCTGCGCGATGGAACGCAAATTCCCCGGGATAGAGTGGAAGAGCGCAGACCTGCGCAAAGAACTGATCGAACTGGCGAAAGAGGGTCTGGTATCCAAATGCCCCCACGAGAGCCGCATTGGTCAAGCCGTCTGGCGTCTGGAGATGAAGTGATGAATTCACGCCAACGATACCGAATGAAATACCCTGGTTGGTTTGTAGAGGCTGCAAAGGATTTGCTGAGCTGGAGAATGCTGGAAGATATTGCATATGGCGTGGTTTGCTTACTGTTCCTCATCACATTACCAGTGTCGCTGCCGATTATCACGGCAATCAGGATGTTGGTCACCAAGCGCAAACTGCGTAAAGAGTACGGACACGATGAGTTGATGAGGGACGACTGATGCCTAAATCCCCCGCAGAACGCAAAGCCACCTTCTAATCTCAACCCCTCTCCGGAGGGGTTTTTATCGTATATGCTCATTTTGCTTTTCTCCCCGGGAAGGGCGATAATTACCTCGTCAGCCTGAGCAACTGACACGATTATCCGGCGCCAAGTGGGGACACATGGCGCAGACACTGCAATTTGAGAAGAGTTATCAAAACGTACTGATTCCCGCAGAGCCGGGAACCAGCGAATACCTGCAACTTATCCCCGTAGGGCAACTGCTTTGCGGTGAGTTCCGCAAGCCCCGGAATTACGCATTCCACAAGAAGTTTTTCAAGCTTCTGACTCTCGGGTATCACTACTGGACGCCTTCCGGTGGTCTCATTGAGCCCGCGGAGCGCAACCTCATATCCGGGTTTATCGACTTCCTTTCATCCGACTTCGATCAGCGCGCTGCGCTCCAGAACGCCGCGGAGATATATCTCTCCTCTGTCGGCATTTCTCGTTCCCGCGATATGGCGCTGCTGAAGCACTTCGAATCCTTCCGCGAGTGGGCAACCATTCAGGCAGGCTTTTACGACGAATACCAGATGCCTGACGGTAGCCGTCGTCGTGTCGCAAAGTCGATCTCCTTCGCCAGCATGGACGACAGCCAGTTTAACGGCGTCTACAAATCAGTGCTGAATGTGCTCTGGAACTACATTCTGCGTCGCAAATTCCACTCGCCGGCTGAGGTTGAAAACGCCGCCAGTCAGCTGCTGAGCTTTGCGGGGTGATGGCTATGCAATGTCTTCTCGCCAAAGTAATGGATCGCGGCATCTTCCGCGTTCCCGCTCGCCGCAAGCGCAAGGTAGAAGTTAAGCCTTCCGACATCCCAACACTGAAAGGCTATACCGCCCGCCTGGTCGATAAGAAGTGGCTTTGTCTGAGAGCAAGGAGGCCACATGCTTAAACCAGCACGCCGTAAATGCGCCCACTGCCGCGAATGGTTCCATCCTACCCGGGAAGGGCAGGTGGTATGCAGTTTTGAATGCGCCAGCGCGATCGGCAAAAAACAGACAGCAAAAGCCCGGGAAGCGGCGAAAGCCAGGGCGGTGAAGCGCCAGCGCGAATCCGAGAAAGAGGGGCGCCAGCGTCGCCGGGCTAAACGTGAGTCATTCAAGACAAAGGCTCAATGGGATAAAGAGGCTCAGTCAGCCTTTAACCGGTACATTCGCATTCGTGATGAAGGTAAGCCCTGCGTCAGCTGCGGAAGCCCGCTTGTCGGTAAGAGCAACTACCTGACCGGCAGCGCTATTGACGCCAGTCATTACCGTTCCCGCGGCGCGGCGTCGCACCTGAAATTCAACGTGTTCAACGTCCACTCCGCCTGCACCCGCTGCAACCGGCAGTTGAGCGGAAATGCCGTTGAATACCGCATTCACCTGATTGAGCGCATTGGCCTGGATCGCGTAGAGCGCCTTGAGGCTGATAACGAGCCGCGCCGGTTCGATATCCCCTACCTGCAGCGAATCAAATCCATATTCACCCGCAGAGCCCGCGCGCTGGAGAAGCGCCGCGCCCACCATCAGGAGGTTGCATGAAATTATTTACTCCAGTTGAGGCGAGAAGATTTGTTGCCAGTACTTGGTACGAAAATACGGATCTTTCAAAAAGAGAAAAGCTTTATGCGAAAGCGCGTGAGCTGATAAGCGGCGATCGTGCGGAGATTATCTGTCACACAGATAACCCAGAGTACCGAAAGTCAGCACGAGAGTGGTGGAAATATGACCATGGCTGATTTTGAGCGATACCAAGCAGAAAGCGTTAAGCGCGCCAGCATGCCGCCAGTGGCAAAGCACAGCCAGAAAAAAAGAAATCAGTCGAATAAGTTCGATCGCATCTATCAGACCCTGGGAGAGACAGCATGACAGCTCAATACTTGGAATTTGTTCGCCAGCAGCTGATAGTGGCCACCGCCGATCTGAGCGGTGCGACGAAAGGGCAACTGGTGGCCTTTGCAGAAAACGCGCAATTCACCGCTACGGCGCGCAGCCGTGGCCGGAAGAAGGTATATAGCGAGGTGAAGCAAAAAATGGTTAACCCGGACGGGCCGCCGATGAGCGGTAGCCAGTCCCGTGCCAAGGGTTCGTCGATCGCCCTCGTTCTCCCTGTTGAGTATTCTACGGCCAGCTGGCGCCGCGCCCTGCTGTCTCTGGAAGAGCATCAGAAAGCCTGGCTGCTCTGGAACTACAGCGAGAACATCCGCTTTGAGTACCAGGTAGCGATAACACAGTGGGCGTGGGAAGAATTCCGTGATCAACTCGGCGCTAAGAAAGTGGCCGGCAAGACGATGGAGCGGTTGAAGAAGCTTATCTGGCTGGCAGCACAGGACGTGAAAGCAGAGCTGGCGGGTAAGTATGGATATCAGCACCAGGACCTTGCAGCCCTGTGTGGCGTTAAGCCTGATAACTGGTGCCATAACTACGCTGATTACTGGCGGGCTATGTGCGCCATTTTTAAGCGGCTTGATAGCGACTCTCTTCTCTGTGCCGTGAGAACACGATCACAACAAAAAGCGACTTTTTCGCAGCAGGGTCTTGCAAAAGTCAATTAAATACGTCATATTTGAGTCTACTTTGATATGCTGCCTTAACTTTAAGTGGCGGCATGAAGAATAAAAAGGCCCTGGCGGAAACGTCGGGGCTTTTCCGTTTCTGGAGGGTGAAAAAATGCATAAATAAACGGTAAGACCGCAGCCGCAAGGCAATGGAACAGTCGTGATGCTCCCCTGAGTCGCCATTGAGCGAGCCTGTGTAGCGACGGGTCAAGGTTCTTATATCAAAAGAAGCTCCGGTAAAGCAGCGCGAATGCCAGACGCGCACCGGTTATAAGCGGCGATGATGCGGCATGGACTCAAGGGCATGAGCGCGGACCACTGCGAAAGTGTGGTTGTGCAATCCGGTCAGGGCTCTTGGGTAGAGACGTGCTGCACGACACGTTAAAGCCCTACACGCGCAGAGCCCTGAACCAGATTGAGGGTCGATCGTATAAAGGTCATTACGGCAGGCTGTTAACCTGCTTATCGTGGTTCGATACCATCGGGTTCCACCAAATTCGCCGGTCTAGTTCAGTGGCAGAACGGCAGCCTTGTCAGCTGCGCGTCAGAGGTTCGATTCCTTTACCCGGCACCAAATAGAAGGCCGCATAGAATGCTATTATGGCTATGGATGTTTTTTTGCTTTTGGTCTCCCACAGTCATCTTCGCAATCATGATTGAGGACAGATTTTGCTGTCTCGGTCAACATGACTGGCATGTTGATACTGTGGAAGATGAATGCAAATACATGCCATTAAAGACAATTACGCGATGCAATCGCTGCGGTAAAGTTGAATCTATTTAGTACCAAACCCAGCCAGGGTACCTTCGGCCATGATGCCGACATTGCCACACCCTCATATTCCCGCCTTGAGCGGGTTTTTTTTCGCGCTTCGCATGCGCACCCAAATAACGTCGAACCAATCACTTTGAAATGAGCCTTTGAGGAAGTCAGTTAGTGCTGGCGAGCCTCGACGGGCTGATTTCCTATGCGACAAAGGTTCATCTCAAAGAAGGTAAACGCAATGCCTAACGATCCAAAAAAAGAAGATATTGAGAAGTTTTTCGAATGCGACCCTGAGAATGGGTTAATCAAGCGCGCTATAAATTCTGGCGTAGCAAAAGCAGGAGAAGTACCTGTCAGTATCAATAACTGCGGCTACCACATGGTTTGTGCTCTGGGCCGCATTGTCGGTCTTCATCGAATCATGTGGATAGTTGCAAACGGGCAAATACCTGAAGGCATGGAAATTGACCATATCAATGGTGATAAGGGCGACAACAGGATAGCAAATCTCAGGCTCTGCACCATAAATCAGAATCGGCAGAACAAGCCCAAATACAAAAATAACAAATCTGGGTTTAAGGGAGTTTGCTTTGAATCAGGAGAAAGAGAAAAGCCTTGGCGAGCAAGAATAGTGGTAAATAAAAAAGCAATCAGCTTGGGTAACTTTCATACCAAGCTGGAGGCTCATCACGCATATCAAGAAGCAGCTAAAAAATATTTTGGCGAGTTCAATAGAAATTAATTTTCAGGGTCCGGGAATCACCTTCGACGCTTTGTTGGTAAATCAGCCCGACGGGCCTGACCCTTTCAAACACACAGCTTCCCGATCTTTTATCGGAGGCGGTAACTATGGCTAAGCGTATGCAAGACAAAGAGAGCATCGCCGGGATGTCCTGGCTGGTTCTGCTGATCATTGCTTGCTGGGGTGGACTTGTCCGCTACCTGATAGATGTGAAGCAGAGCAAGGCAACATGGAGCTTGATCAATGCTCTTGCCCAAATGGTGGTTTCAGGGTTTACCGGTGTTATTGCTGGCCTGGTGAGCATTGAAAGCGGACTAAGCATTTACATGATTCTGGCAACCGCGGGGATAAGCGGCGCGATGGGCTCCGTAGCGTTGACCTATTTCTGGGAGCGCCTAACGGGGATTAAAGATGCAAATCAGTAATAACGGTATTGCGCTGATTAAGCGATTTGAGGGCTGCAGGTTAACCGCATACCCAGACCCTGGCACCGGTGGTGATCCATGGACGATTGGCTACGGCTGGACGGGAAAAGTAGACGGAAAGCCTATCAAGCCCGGAATGAAGATTGACGACGCAACGGCGGATCGCCTGCTGCGCACTGGCGTAGTGAGCTTTGACCAGGCGGTAAGCAAGATGCTCAAAGTTTCCGTCACCCAGAATCAGTACGACGCGCTTGTGTCGCTTGCCTACAACATCGGTACGCGAGCGCTATCCACATCAACGCTGATGAAGAAGCTGAATGCAGGTGATGTGAAAGGCGCGGCTGATGAGTTCCTTCGCTGGAACCGGTCAGGCGGCAAGGTAATAGCTGGCCTCACCAATCGCCGCAAGGCAGAGCGAGAAGTCTTTTTATCGTGAAAACGGGGAACCTATGAACTATCTCATTAACCGGCTAAAAGAGCCGTCAACATGGCGCGGCATCATCCTGGTCATTGCTGGCGTATTTGGCTACCAGATGCCTCCCGGCATTCAGGAAACCGTCATCGCTGGCGGTGTAGCGCTGGCTGGCGTTGTTGGCGCGGTGATGCCGGACAGCGTTAAGAAATGATCGCGCGATAGGCATTACAGAGCCACTTCCAGAGGTGGCTCGATAATGTCACAACGAGGTAAGCCATATGCGCACCACTGGAATCCTAATGGCGGAAATTACGCTTCGCCCATACATGAAGCCGCTGCTCATCCTTTCGGTGCTTTTGCGCTGGGGCTGGCTCACTAAGAAGTGTATCCGGGTTGGCCCTGTAATCGGCAAGCAAGCGTAATTATAAAGTTCTGAAAATGGTGTCTTAAAAGCACCATTGACAGAGTTTTATGTAAGTTTCACAACTTACCGATCATAAAATTCCCCGGTAAGTATTCGAGCAACCCAGAGGAATATTCTGTATGGCGTCGAAAAAGCTTACAGCTGATCAGCAGCAGCTTTTCGATGCTCTGACTCCGCTGCAAAAAAGGTTCGCACTTGCAATCATCAAAGGGAAGAACCAGACGGACGCCTATAAGGCTGCGAAGGGGAAGGCTAAGACGCCAGAAGCCATTCGCAACTCGGCGAGTCAGATCTTTACAAATCTTGGTGTGCAAGCCTTTCTCAAATCAGTGCAGGGCGAGATTGTCGACGAGGCAATCATGACCCGAGAGGAGGCGTTAAAGCGCCTTTCTAAGATGGGTCGAACATCCATCGCTGATATAGCCGAGTTCAGCAACAGCATCGTTGGCGAAGATGACGATGGCAATCCTGTGTTCCAGGCCGTGTGGAGCTTTAAAGATTCCGCTCTTCAGGACCCTGACGCAATGAGCGCAATCTCTGAGCTCACTACGGGAAAGGACGGCATCAAGCTGAAGATGCACGATCCCAAAGCGGCAATTAAGCAGCTTGCCGAAATGCAGGGTTGGGACGCTCCGAAGAAAACTGAGCTGACTGGTAAAGACGGTGGCCCACTGAATCAGGTGACGTACACCGCTGAAGACTATGCGAAGGCCCAGCAGAAGCTGGAGGGAAGGTTAGAAGGGCTGGACTGATATGAGCGGAATTATCGAATGGGATGACCTGTCATTCCCGGAGCGCGTGATCATCCGTTCAAAGTCCACGAAGTCATTCCTGAACTTCACCCGGATATGGTTCGAGCTGATTCAGGGCGATCGGCTGCTGGTTAACTGGCATCACCGCCTGATGGCTTCGAAAATTGATGATCTGCTTGCCGGGCGCCTTGTCCCGCGAAACCTGATTATCAACATCCCGCCTGGCGGTACGAAAACAGAGTTCTTCTCCATCCACTTCCCGGCGTATGTCAACGCCCTGGTGCAGGAGAGGCGGCTTAAACGTTTTCGCAATCTGAATATCTCTTTTGCTGACACGCTGGTAAAGCGTAACAGCCGGCGCACCCGCGACATTATCGCCAGCCGCGAATATCAGGAGTTCTGGCCCTGCTCGTTTGGTGTCAACCAGGCTGAAGAGTGGGAGATAAAGGACGAGCGAGGGCGTTCAATAGGGCAGACGGTATCGCGATCAAGCAACGGCCAGATCACCGGTGGTCGTGGTGGATACTACGGCCCTGAGTTCTCCGGCATGGTGATGCTGGACGACTACAACAAGCCCGTGGACATGCTCAGCGAGTCCCGGCGTAAAAGCGCGAATACGCTGCTGGTAAACACCATTCGCTCACGCCGCGGCGATAAGTCGAAAGAACACCCGACGCCATTTGTAAGCATCCAGCAGCGCCTGCACACCGACGACGCAACAGGCTTCATGCTTTCCGGAGGAATGGGCGTGCCGTTTCACCATGTCGCCATACCGGCCATGATCGACGAGAAGTACATCCAGTCGCTCGATGAGCCATGGCGTTCGCTTTGCTGGGAAACGGTCAAAGATACCGATTCTGTGGTCGTTGGTGGTGTTCGCTACTGGTCTTACTGGCCACAGATGGAAGACGTTAATGACCTCCTGCAACTGTGGGAAAAGGATCGCTATACCTTCCTGTCGCAATACCAGCAAAACCCGATGGCGCTGACTGGCGGGATCATCGACACCAGCTGGTTCAGAACGTACACCACGCTGCCGAAGCTTACGCATCGTGCTGTGTACGTCGATACGAACAGCGGCAAGGTAGAGGACTGGCTGGATTACACCGTGTTTACGCTGGCTGGCATGGGCGTGGACGGGAATCTTTACATCATCGATGTCGTCCGCGGTCGATGGGACCCGGAGGACCTCCTGAAGAAAGCGGAAGAGGTTTGGGAAAAATGGCGCCTGTCCGGGTCCATGCGGGTTATGCCGCTTCGCCATATGGCCATTGAAGAGAAACAGGCCGGTCAGGGCCTCATCACCACCCTGAAAAAGCGCAGCCAGACGCCCGGCCAACTCGCTATCCCGGTAAGGGAAATTCCCCGTGGAACCGGGCAGAACAAGCTTGTTCGCTGCCTTAACGTTATTCCGCAAATCAAAACCGGGAAAGTCTTTGTCCCCGCAACGCACACCGACGACGGCCAGAAGCTATCCAGCATCTTCTACGAAGACGGAACGATCGCAGGCTCAACCGACTGGGTGCTGACGGCGATGACGGAATGCGCAGCTTTCTCCGCTGATGACAGTCACGACAACGACGACATCCTTGATACCTGGATGGACGCAATCGACGACAACCTGATTTCCGGCCCGCAGCCGATGGTTATCGACCCGAATCAACTCAGGAGAATTTAAGTGTGGTGGTTTAAAAAGAAAGAAGTCGCCGCGCCTGAGCCGGCTAAAGAACCTGAAGCGCCGAAAGTCGGGATTAGGCCGGAAGCTGTGGCCGACGTCCGCGCAGCGCCGAGAAGAGAGTTTCAGCGCTACGAACCTCCGAAAGGCGTGATCCCTGAAGCCATCAAAAGCGCCATTCTGGCAATGGACTCCACGCCTTACGATGCCCTCAATGCTGCGTATGGCGGTTACGGCTACGGCGACTTCGAGAGCTTCCCCGGCTATCCGTACCTGGCCACGCTGGCGCAGAAACCTGAATATCGCAAGATGGTGGGCACCATTGCCGAAGAAATGACCCGCAAATGGATAAAGCTCAAAACCGTCGGCGATGAAGACAAAGCGGATCGGGTAAAGAAACTCGAAGAGGCCATGAAGCGGTTTAAGGTGCGCGAGCGCTTTAAAGAGGCCGCAGAGCATGATGGCTACTTCGGTGGAGGTCAGATTTACATCGACGTTCGATCGCCGCGGGGAATCTCCGCATGGATGGACGACAATGAGCTGCAATCGAAGCTCTTCATGAGCGACAAGAAGATCACGAAAGGCAGCCTCCAGGGTTTCCGGGTAATAGAGCCTATCTGGACCTACCCTGGGATTTATAACTCCGACAACCCGCTGAGCCCGGATTTCTACAAGCCGACGCAGTGGTTTGTCATGGGCCGGACCGTACATGCAAGCCGCATGATTGATTTCGTCTCGCGGCAAGTGCCTGATCTGCTGAAAGCATCGTATAACTTTCGCGGCCTGTCTCTCTCGCAGATTGCTGAGCCATACGTCAATAACTGGCTTCGCACCCGCGACAGCGTCAGCGACATGATTCACTCCTACTCGATACCGGTTTTCGGTACGGATATGAGCCAGATCCTGACAGGTGGCGCAGCAGATACGCTGATTGCCCGCCTGCAGGTTATGAATCAGTGTCGTGATAACCGCGGGGCGTTCGCTGTCAATAATGATAAGGAAAAGCCGGAGACCGTGGAGTTCGTCAGCGCCCCTATCGCTGGCCTTGATGCCCTGCAGGCCCAATCTCAGGAGCACATGTCAGCAGTATCGAGCATCCCGCTCGTCAAACTGCTGGGCATCACTCCAAATGGCCTTAACGCAACGTCTGACGGCGAAATCCGCGTTTTCTACGATTACATTCACGCTCTGCAGCAGTCTGTTTTCAAAGACAACCTGAAGCGTGTGATGGACATCATTCAGCTCTCTGAGTTTGGCGACATTGATGATGGGATCACCTTCGACTTTGAGCCGCTGTACGAGATGAGCGCTAAAGAGCGGGCGGAAATCCGCAAAGTAGACGCGGACACTGACGCTGTCTATGTGGCTGCCAGCGTACTTTCAGGCAACGAAGTCCGCGAAAAAATTGCCGGTGACCCTGACTCTCCTTATCACTCTCTGGACCTGAATGATGACCTCGAAATCGAAGACGACTACGACGAAGAGGAAGAAGCAGACCATGACGATAAGGGCGGTTCATCCTAACGCTGGCGTCGAAGCATGGTACCGCCGACAGCTTGATAAGCAGGTGCAGGAAATGCAGGCATCTGTTGTCTACTGGCTGTCGGCAAACTATCGGGCCAGCGGCGCGGCTGTCGCCTTGGATGCATCACCTGCCGTGATGATGCGGAATGCCATGCATAAACTGGCTAAGCGCTGGACGCGGCGGTTTGATGACATGGCGCAAAAGCTGGCCGACAGGTTCGCTAACGACGCCATGAAAAACGCGGATGTTTCACTGTCCACAGCCTTCAAAGATGCGGGGTTTACTGTCGAGTTCAAGATGACCTCGCAGATGAATAACGCTCTTCAGGCGACCATCGCCGAGAATGTCGGCCTTATCCGATCCATCCCTGAGAAGTATTTCACCCAGGTTGAGGGGCTGGTTATGCGGTCGGTAGCGCGTGGGCGCGACCTGTCCTATCTCACCGATGAACTCCAGAAGCGATACGGGATTACCCGGCGCCGTGCGGCGTTCATTGCCCGAGATCAGAACAACAAGGCCACTTCAGTCGTTCAGTCTGCCCGACAGCAGGCACTCGGCATTACCCAGGGTATATGGAAGCACTCCCATGCAGGTAAGAAGCCTCGCCAGTCCCATGTAAAAGCCAATGGCAAGCTGTTCGACATCTCGAAAGGGATGCTCATTGATGGCGAGCACATCATGCCAGGCGAGTTACCAAATTGTCGTTGCACCTGGGAGGCTGTCATTCCAGGTCTGAAAACATAGAGGCCCAATCATGACGAAGCACGCGCGTGTATTTAATTACGGATATGGCGTCAGCAAGATCGTTTCTGTAGAACTGTCCTCCACTGGAGCTGCGGTAGGATTGTCCGCTGATGGTGGTGAAAAAATCCAGGTTTGGATGGATATCAAGTCATTTTTCGACCTCAAGCCCGCCCCCGGAAAGTGGCTGGTAGATGGTTACGGCGGTGAGCGTTTCGTTGTCGATGATGCCGGGCTATCAAAATTGGGCGAAGAAGTGCTCGATGAAGAGGGCTGACCAGAAAAGTAAGAATTACATCAGGTCGCCAGGGCGGCCTTTTTTATTGCCAGAAGCCAGAGAACAAACATGACCACCACAGAGTGCTTAGCTTTCGATCGCGCCTCTGTGCGCACCATCGACGCAAATGGCCGCCTTCAGATTTCACGAACGAATATCAGCAAGGCAAACGTCAACGGATACTACGGACGCGAGATACCAAGAAGCGAAGAGCTTGGGCTCGAACCCAACAAACTTTACCGGCTTTGGCGCCACCCGGACGAGCTCCGGAAAGCAGCCAAAACCTTCAATAACATCCCCGTGCTCAGCAAGCACATCCCCGATTTTCCCGCCGACCCGCCCAATGAATTTCGTGTTGGCGTGACGCACTCCAATGCGGAGTTTGACGGCACGTATCTCACGGTTGGTATGTCGATCTGGGATAACAGCGCGATTGCTGGAATTGAGAGCGGAGAGCAGCGAGAGCTATCTGCATCGTACAAGTACGTCGCAGACATGACCCCGGGTGTTACCCCTGACGGCGAGCCTTATGACGGCGTTATGCGTGACATTTTCGGAAACCACGAAGCGCTGGTCCCTGACGGCCGCGCAGGGCCAGATGTACTGGTCGCAGATTCATTACCACCGGAGCTTAATCACATGCGTAAACATAAGGTAGCGGCGATCCGCGCCACCCTTAAGCCACTTCTGGCGCAGGATGCAGATCTGGAGGCAGAAGTCCGCAAAGCTCTTCTGGCTCTTGATGAGGCCGAAAAGGAAGACGAAAAAGAAAACAAAACCGCCGACGACGAAGACGACGACGAGAAGGACAAGAAAAAAACGGCGGATGATGAGGACGACGAGGAAGACAAGGACAAGAAGAAAACCGCCGAAGATGAAGACGATGAAGAAGACGACAAAGTCTCCAAAACGGCAATGGACTCTGCGATTCGCCTGGCAGCAGACAGTGCGACTAAAAAGGCTGCGGAAAACTTCCGGAAAATCCGTGAAGCAGAGCAGGTTGTCCGCCCGCTGATCGGCGACGTCGTTGCCATGGACTCAGCCGAAGATGTCTATCGCACCGCGCTTGAGCAAAGCGGTGTGGATATCGCCGGCATTCACCCTTCCGCCTATCCGGCGATGGTCAAAATGGCGATCAGCCAGAAAGAAAATTCACGCCCTGTCATTGCGCAGGATTCCGCTTCCGTCAGTGAGTTCGAAAAAGCATTCCCGACCGCTGGCAAACTGAAACGAGGTTAACATGGCAGGTTTTCAGACACGAATTAACCAGTATCCGGCCCCCGGCGTCGAAGGGGCATTTGCTGGCACCAACCCTCACGCGACCTATCAGGCTGGCGAGGGCGCTCTGGTTGCTGGCAATGGCGGCCTGGCTGTCGGCCGCTTCGCCTGGGACGTTGACGGTGTGGCTTCCAATGCCGGTAGCGGTGTTCCGTCTGGCTTTGTCCATCGTGATGGTCAGGCCTCGATCACCGTTTGGCTGGGTCAGGCATCCATGCTTATCCAGCCCGGCCGCGAAATCACCCTGATGGTAGCCGGTGACTTCTGGGCCAAAACGTCAACCGCTGCCACCCGCGGGCAGAAGGTTTTTGCATCCCTGACCACCGGTGAGGTGCAAGTCGCCGCAGCCGGCGCAACCGTGGCCGGTTTTATCGAGACTGCATTCTATGCCGCAAGCGATTGTGACGCTGGCGAGCTGGTCAAAATCAGCACCTGGAGCAAGTAATGAACGAATTTCAGCGACACTACGCCGCAGCCAGCGGGAAATATGGCATTGTGCTGCCCAGCGCGAAGGACTACCTGAAGCCGGAGTTTGCGGAGAATTTCGCGCTGGCGATGGATGCCCAGCCGCAAATGGTCACTGCGAATAACGCCGGTATCCCGGCCTACTTCACTAACTACGTCGATCCGGAACTTATCCGCGTTCTCGTAACGCCGATGAAGGCCGCAGAGATTATCGGTGAAGTGAAAAAAGGCGACTGGACGACGCTGACCTCGCAGTTTCCGATCGTCGAGTCGACTGGTGAAACCAGCGCTTACGGCGACTTCAACAACAACGGCATGACGTCCGCCAACGTCAACTGGGTACCGCGCCAGTCGTTCCATTATCAGACTCACACCCGCTGGGGTGAGCGCGAGCTGGACATGTATGGCGCCGGGCGTATCGGCTATGCCGCCGAGCTCAACGTGGCCTCTGCGCTTGTGCTGAACAAGTTCCAGAACAAGTCCTACTTCTACGGCATCGCCGGACTGGAAAACTACGGTCTGCTCAACGATCCGTCTCTGAGCGCTTCGGTTACTCCGGCGGCGACTGGTTCCGGCGGTGGCGTTACCTGGGCAACGAAAGACGGGCAGGCTGTATATGACGACATTTCCGGTCGCCTCTATAAGCAGCTGGTCTCTCAGACCAAAGGCCTCGTAGAGCGCACCGATCGCATGGTACTCGGCATGTCGCCGGAAATGGAAGTCAACCTGACCAAGACGAACCAGTACAACGTGAACGTCACCGATCAGCTGAAGAAAAACTTCCCGAACATGCGTATCGAAACCGCTGTTGAATACAGCACCGCCTCAGGCGAGCTGGTGCAACTGATTGTTGAGCGTCTGGGTGAGCAGGACACCGCTTACGCAGCATTCACCGAGAAGATGCGCGCGCATGCTGTCGTGGTGGAAGAGTCTTCCTGGCGGCAGAAAAAATCCGGTGGCACCTGGGGTGCAATCATTCGTCAACCGCTGGGCATTGCCAGCATGATCGGGGTGTAACATGGCCGAAACAGTAACTGTAGGATGCAAACTGCCGAACGGCCTGATCCTGGAGCAGGGCGGGTACAAAGTGGAGCTTAACGGCTCCAACTCCTCTCTCGTTTTCGGCGGCTACGGCCTGACCGAAAACGTGGACAAGGAAGCGTTTGAAGCATGGATGGCAGTACATGCTGATCAGCCATACGTTCGCAAAGAGCTAGTGTTTGCCCAGGCGAAAACCAGCAGCGCCCAGGCGAAAGCGAATGAAAACGCTTCGGAGAAAACTGGTCTGGAAGGTCTGGATCAGAACAACCCGGCTCCGGGCATTGAGAAGGCGGACAAAAAATAATGGCGATCGTTGTCTTTGATGTTGCCGCATTTCGTGAGCGTTATCCGGAGTTCGATGCCGTAAGTGAAACGCTGCTTAATGCGTACTTCACGGAGGCAACGATTTACCTTGATAACACGGACCGCAGCCTGGTTGCGGATGTTGCTGTCCGCGCCGTCTTCTTGAATATGCTGGTTGCTCACATCGCGGCTTTGAATTCAGGCGTAAACGGCGAGAAGGCTTCTGGTCTGGTAGGTCGGGTGGCAAGCGCATCGGAGGGGTCTGTATCGGTTTCGACTGATGCGGGGCCTTCCAGCGCGTCATCGTGGTGGTATCTACAGACGCCATACGGTGCAGCTTACTGGCAAGCTACAGCCCCTTATCGCACTGTGCGATATGTCCCTGGGTCCTCTCCTTCGATGTACCCTGGCCATTATAACCGCCGCTCTTTCATCCGGAGGTAGCTATGGATGGAATGTCAGGCGGAGATAAGCTGATGGAGCACCTGCAGTCGATCGCAAAGGGGCTGTCCTCTGGCGATGATTTGAAGGTTGGTTTCCTTGAAGGGTCCAAATACCCCGACGGGACGCCGGTAGCACTTGTGGCAGCCACCAACGAATTTGGCGGCACTGTAAAAATCCCGGCGCATACCAGGGATTTGAACTTTTACGTTCGCCGTGACGGCGTTTCTCGCTTCGCTAAGCCATCAAAGGCCAATTTCGCGCAGTCAGTAATGATACCCGAGCATATCGTTACGATCCCATCCCGGCCGTACTTCAGGAAGACCATTTCTGAACATGGTCCGGAGTGGGGCGGAGAGCTCGGGAAACTCATGAAGGCAAACGATTTTGACGCCAGCAAAAGCCTGGCGCTGATGGGGGAGCGGATAAAGGGGCAGATTCAGTCGTCAATCATTGCCTTTTCTGAGCCGCCGAACGCAAAAAGCACGGTCGACAAAAAAGGGTTTAATGACCCGTTAATCGACTCGGCCCACATGCTGAACTCGGTCGACTACGAGGTGAAAGAGTGAATCTGCATTCCATAGTGCGCAGCGCCATTAGCGCGGTCAATCCTCGCGTCGAAGCGCAAATTTATCGCTCATCCGGGCCCGTCAAAAACCCAGATTATTCGACCTCGCCTGGTTTCGATCCGCCAGTGACGATGATGGTGCAGAAGCAGGCGTTAAGTCAGGAAGATATCAGACACATGGATAACCTGAACATTCAGGGCGTCCTGGTCAGCATCTGGACGGATGGCAACTGGTGCGGGATTAACAGGGATCGGCAGCAGGGTGGGGATAAGTTCGTTATCGGCAATGAAACATGGCTGGTTGTGGCTGTTCCTGAAGTCTGGCCGGACTGGACGAGGGTTATCGCATGTCAACAATTGACGTAGGCCTGCAGGTTACTGAAAGCGATCTGTTTAAGGCGACCGGCGATTTCCTTTCAGCTCTTTTCCCGGACGCAGAAGTCACGCAGACACAGCAAAACCAAACCCCAATGCCGAAAGGCGGTTTCATTACCATGACTCCACTTTTTTTGACTGACCTCTCAACCAGTGCTGTTGATTACGAGTATGACGGCGTCAGTGATTACGGGCGGGCAGAACTTCGCCGTGTTGATGAATGGCAGTGTCAGCTCGATTTCTACGGGGATCAGGCGCAAAACAATGCCACCATCTTTTCGCGCATCGCACGCTCTGAATTCGCATGCACCTGGTTCAGGGAAAATGCGAATGTCCTGATGCCGCTTTATTCCGGCCCACCGCGGCAAACCTCGATGATCAACGGCGAGAAACAGTGGGAATCCCGCTGGACGCTTGAATTCCACGCAAACCCGCTGATTGTCGTCAGCGTTCCTCAGCAGTTTATGACAGGCGCAGATGTGATATCGCAGCCGGTCGACGTGAGATTTCCTCCGGAGAAATAATAAATGGCAATTTCGCTATCAAAAATCGCCCAGATGCTTCCCGGCGTACTGAAGGCGACAGGGACGGCTATTGATCTCAATGGCCTGTTCCTGACCGACAGCGCATACGCGCCGGTTGGTGCAGTACCCTCATTTGCCAGTGCGGATGAGGTAAAGGCGTACTTCGGCAGCGCGTCGATTGAGTACACCTCCGCGGTGCTGTATTTCGCCGCCTTCAACGGCAAAACGCAGATGCCCGGCAAGCTTTATTTTAGCCGATTCAATACTGCGGCAGTGGCTGCATTCCTTCGCTCCGGATCGCATGCCGCGACCACGCTGGCACAGCTCAAGTTGCTGAGCGGCACGCTGACTCTGACCGTCGACGGTACGGAGGAGACTTCAGCGGCTATCAACCTCAGCGGAGCGACCAGTTTTGATAACGCGGCAGAGCTGATTGAAACCGGCATTGGCTCCTCGGTTGTGGTGACATGGGATAGCGTGCTGAAGAAATTCATCATTACCTCTGCCACCACAGGCGTGGATAGCACCATTACCTTTGCTGATGAAGGCACGCTTGCTACAGGTCTAAAACTGACCGAAGCGACCGGCGCGGTGATCTCCCAGGGCGCTGCGCCGGCAGTAGTTGACGATATCTTTACTGCCATTCTTGCCAAAGAGCAGGACTGGGTAACATTCTCCACGACGTTCGCTGTCACCAAAGACCAGGCTAATGCGTTTGCGCTCTGGACAAACAGTCAGAACCACCGCTTTGCCTATGTCCCCTGGGATGCATCAGGAACGGCAATCGTGGAGGGCAGCTCGAATGCACTGGTGTACGACATCATCAACACCTACGCCTATAACGACACCTGCCCGGTGTATGGCTACCCGAACCACGCTGCAAACGCGATGGGGTTTGTGGCCGCGCTGAACTTCACTCAAGCCAATGGGCGCTGTTCGCTGAATGGCCGTCAGGTGTCCGGCCTGTTGCCGATGATCAGTAACGATACTGATTACGAGGCTGCCAAGGCCAACGGCTATAACTTCTACGGCAACTATGCCTCGAATGCGGTCGATACCAACCAGTGGGCACCCGGATCTATTACCGGTGATTATGCCTGGCTTGACGCCTGGGCGGGTCAGGTATGGGTGAATGCTCAGCTGCAGGCGGCTCTTGTTGCGCTGTTCCAGCAGGCGAGCAATCTGCCCTTCGCGGCTGCCGGAAAAGCTCGCATTGAGTCGTGCATGAAGCCGACCATTGAGCAATTCAGGACGTGGGGCGGCATGACGGCGGGCACTGATCTTGACCAGTCGCAGATCGACCAGATTAATGCCATCACTGGCGTTGATGTTACGGATTCGCTTCTGGCTGAAGGGTATTACGTCTACATCGGTCCGTTTACTCCAGCAATGCGCGCCGCGCGTACCAAGCCAACGGTTTACTTCTGGTACACCGACGGCGGGATTATCCAGGGTATCACCGTTAACAGCGTGGAGGTGCAGTAATGCCCGGTCAAAATATTACGTCGGCTGACGCCATCATTGAGCTGGTAATCGCTGAACTCTACCCATCCGGGTTTAACCTGGAGCAGTTCGAAGCGCAAAACATCTTCGAAATGGGAGATACCGACACGGCAGAGTACCAGCGTACTGCTGACGGTAAACTGCTGGGTGGTTTTGTTTATGGTGATCTGCCGTGGACATTCCATCTGGCGGCATCATCCCCGTCGATTAAGTACATCGACAACTGGCAAACCACGCAGATGACCACGCGGTCTGTGCTGCGTGTTAATGGGACGGTGATCCTGCCATCGCTGGGTAAAAAGTACATCATGACCAACGGCATCCTGCAGCGCGTGCGCCGTATGCCGTCTGCTGGTCGTGTTCTTCAGCCGGTAACTGGACTCATCCAGTGGGAAACTGTCACCCCGGCAGACTACTCAGCGTAAACAATCAGCCCGGCTTAGTCCGGGCTTTTTTATTCCTGCAACAAATCGCGCATTCGCGTGCGCTTCTTCCAGCAAGAGCTTTCCGTAGTGTGAGTCTGAGGCTGGGCGGTGGATTTCATCGTTCCGCTCTTGGCTGCCCATGTCTACGCGAACAGGCTCGCACCACAGAAAGGTAAATACGATGAAGCATCCAACCGTTTCAGTAAACGGCGTTTCCGTTCGTGTCGACGAAGAGGGACGCTATAGCCTTAATGATCTCCATGCGGCCGCCGTGGCAAATGGGGAGGCTACAGAGTCCCAGCGCCCGAGCGTATTCCTCAGAAGCGCCCAAATAAAACGCTTCATTAAGGCGCTTCAATCCAAAGCACTAAAAAGTGCTTCGGAACAAAATCAACCGCTTAAGGTGATAAAAGGCGGTTCTGAATCAGGCGCGTGGGGCGTCGAGCTACTTGCTATTCGATACGCCGCCTGGATTAAACCGGAGTTCGAAATTGAAGTGTATGAGGTATTTCGAACCGTTGTCCGTTTGGGGATCGGCGCCATGTCCAGGCTGAATAAAATCGACCATATCATCAACACTGAAACCAAAGCGATTAGTCAATGCGCAAGCCAGATGGCCAGGTGGGGAGTAGGTGGCCGCAAGAAATTGCTCCACGCAGCACGCGATCGGGTAGCTGATGAGGTGCAGATGTATTTGCCCGGTATCGCATGAATGCAAGCGCCCCACCATGGTGGGCTTTTTTATTGCCAGATAACTCATTCAGGAAACAAAAATGGCTCGTAAAAGCATCGTCTTCACGGTTGAAGCTGATAACCGTGACAAGGGTAAGCAGTTCAAAATCACCGAAATGCCGGCGAGAAAGGCCGAAGAGTGGGCGATCCGTCTGGCGTGTGCCGTGATTGGCGCCGGAGTTACCGTTCCCGACAATATGATGATGGCAATCGGTGCCGCGGTAGCTCCGGCCCCAGCCGAGGATAACGCAGAGGCTCGCGAGCTGTACGAAAGCGTGATGGCCAGCGGTATGGCCGGTCTCGCTCAGTGGGGTATCACTTCACTGGCTAAAGTTCCGTTCGCACAGTCTAAGCCTCTGCTTGATGAGTTGCTTGGCTGCGTGAAATTCCTCGGCGGTAACGGTATCGAAACAGCGCTTGTTGACGAAGGGCAGATCGAAGAAATCAGCACCTGGTCGCGCCTGAAAATCGAAGCCTTCAAACTCCATATCGCTTTTGTAGCAGCCACCGCAAGTTAGAAATCCCCTTATCCGTTCCTGAAGATTCAGATCGCGGCTTCATACAGTATGCGAATGTACCGCGCACCATCGCCGCGGTGATCTCCGGGAAAATGGCGACACTCCACGAACTGGACACCGTATACAGCGTCCAGGATATGTGGTGGCTGATTGAAATAATGACCGTGGATAATACCAACAGAGCCATAGCGGAGAGTGATCATGGCAGCAACGGTAATTGACGCCCTCCTGATTACGCTGGGCCTTGATACGTCTGACTTCCGTAAGGGGCAGAAAGACGTTAGCGACGACCTCAAGAAGCAGCGTGAGGATGCGAAAAAAACTGCCAAGGAAATGGCGGAGCAGGGCAAGAAAGCCGCTTCGTTCTTCAGCAGCATAAAGACGGAGTTGCTGGCGCTGACCGGCGTCACTGTCACCGCTGGCGGTCTGATGAGCTTTGTGAAAAGCACCACCTCCGGACTGATGGATTTATCGATCCAGTCGAAAGCACTGGGGCTGTCAGCCCGTGAGCTTGATGGCTGGTCGAAGTCAGCGGAGGCGGCAGGGAGCTCGGCTGAGAAGATAAGCGCTTCTCTGCAGGGTTTTCAGGGCGCCATACAGGGGGCCAGGGTCGGCGATTACAGTAGCTCTATTTTCGGTGGACTGGCGCAGTTAAATGCGCTGACGGGCCAGAATTTTGACGTATGGGGACAGGACGCCAGTTCTCTGGCCAAAACGTCCCTTGATGCGCTACGGAAAATCAGTGATCCAAACCTTCGCCGGCAGGTCGGGTTAAGTCTTGGATTTGATGATGCAACCTTACAGCGTAATCAGGAAGGAAAATTCCTGCCTGATGTTGATCGGCTGACTAAAAGCTCCGGTATTACAGACGCCTCAACCAAAGGCGCAAAGGAATTTACAGCCGCATGGGCGGAGCTGGGGCAAAACCTCGACACGGTAAAAAACCAGATTTACGTGGGCCTGATACCTACCATTCGCGATCTGAATGGTCTCCTCATAGAGTGGTCGTCTGGTAACGCAAAATCCTCTTCATTCTTCAAAGAGCTGAAGCGGGACATTAACGACATCACTGGTATTGACCTTGGTAGCTGGACGCTATCAGGCGATCTGCGCAACCTCAAAGATAACTTTTCCATGCTCGGAAAAGTGCTAAACCACCTGGGTAACGCTTTAAACGAGCTCAATAACGGCAACTTCTCCAAGGCTGCCGATGAGTTTAAAAAGGCGTGGTACGGCACTGAAGACGGAAAGCCTACGGGTAATGATGCGCTGCCCGGAGTGACCAAGGCAGCCGAGCAGGCGCTGAAGAAAAACGGCGGAACGCTGGATTTTAAACCCGATCAGGATTCTGCGTATTTAAGCCCGCAGCAGCAGGCAACGCAGAAAATGCTTGATGCCGTTAAGTTTCAGCCACTTCCTGAACAGCGTCGGCAGCAGCAGGACGAGAGAGACTACTGGGAAAGCACCAAAAATCTCCTGTCAAAAATCGCTGATGCCCTGATCTCTCCAGCGGGCGCAGCAACAATGCAGCCTGACACATCGGGATACCAGCCAAACGTCCCTCTTAACGCGCAAGCCGCGCGCCTTGGCGCTAAAGGAAAGGCTTTTCTTCAGGCAATGGCTGGCGAGTTCGGGGCGCTGGAGGGTAAATATGGCCTTCCTGCCGGCCTGCTGTCTTCGGTAGCTGCTACTGAATCTGGGGGCGATCCGTATGCGGAATCGAAGGCTGGGGCTAAAGGATTGTTCCAGTTCATGCCAGGCACAGCAAAGGATATGGGACTGAATGGTCGTGATGTTTACGATCCCCACAAATCCGCAGAGGCCGCTGCGAAATACCTCAACTGGCTTATGGACGCCACAGGAGGTGATCTTGAAAAAACACTCGCTTCCTACAATTGGGGGCTCGGAAACGTCAAGAAGAAAGGCATGGATAACCTTCCCTCGGAAACTCGCAATTACGTACCTAAAGTCATGGCGGGAATGCGTCCCGGCGCCGGTATGGCTGTAGACCGTGCGATGCCCGGGCAGGCTGGCGGTGTTTATAACTTTTATGGCACCAAAATTACCACCCAGGCCCAGAACGTGGAACAGCTTACCAGCGACATCAAAAAGCACGGCGACAACCGTGTCATGCTTTTGGCTGGTTACTCAGGACAATAACTCATGTCGTTTTCTCTGAATGTCTCGACAGTGCTATCCGCCATTCAGGGAGGAAGCCTGTTATCCGTACTTAACAGCGCCCTGTCGCCAACTTACCGGATCACCTATAACACCGTTGACGAGTCGCTTTTGACGGCTGCAGCCGGGCAGGAGGTTTTCTCTCCGTCCGGCTGGGTTAGCGTTGATCGCTACGGTGACGCAGCGGTGACTAAGGGGCCGGTAGAAAAGGGGCGGTACACGTCCTATAACAAAGTGAAACAGCCGTCTGAACTCAGGATAATTTTTGCCCTTGAGGGGTGGACGGCTTTCTCCGGGTCCCTGCCAAACCTGACTAACTTCTCCCTGCTGAGTCGGAACAATTTCATTCAGAAACTGGATGAGATGAAAAATACGGCCAGCACCTACAACATTGAGACACCTGATACGGTGTATTACAGCTACGATCTGACCCACTTTGATTACTTTGTGGGGTCGTATCGTGGGCAGACGTTATTGATGGCGAACTGCACTTTCGAGGAGATCATGGACGGCGGGGAGGTCATGCTTTCAAACGCTGTAATTGAAGGCCCACCGACCAGCAACGCGAAAACCAACAATGGCACCGCAGCCTCAACGCAGGTGATCACCGGGGCAACGAAAGAGGTGACATTGAGCGATGTCAAGAATGCCTGGTCAAGCGCTGATACAACCTTATCAGACGCTCTCCAGACGACAGGGGCAGCGATTGTTTCTAACGTTAACTCGGCTGCCGAGTCGGTCTCTAAGGCGTGGGACAGCTCTTCTACTGCAGTTTCTAAGCAGATAAAAAGCACCGTCTCCGACTTCCTGGAAAAGGTGATGTGACATGCAGGAAATTAGCTTATCGCCGTCACTATCCCAAAAGGTGTATGTCACGCTTGGCGGCCAGAACTGCGCTATCAAGTTGCATCAGCGCTCAACCGGGTTTTACGCCGATCTGTATGTCGATGACAAGCCGATATTTCAGGGCGTTCTCTGCCTGAACTGCGTTTACCTGGTTCGGTATAAATATCTGGGTTTCAGTGGCGATCTGGTTTTCGTTGACTCGAAAGGCACAGCCGACCCCTATTACGACGAAATCGGCACCAGATTCAAGCTGTATTATGCGACGAGCGGTGAGGTAGGCAGATGAGTTACAAGGAGAGAGAGCTTACTGTATCGTTCACGCTGGCCAATGGCACGTTTGACGGTGGCATCGGAAATACCCTGATAGTTAAAGGGTTCAAATGCGAGGCGGCTATATCTGCCTTTGGCGGCGCTACTGGCACGATGATGGAGCTAAGTCTGTGGGGGTTGTCGCTGGAGAACATGGCCAAGCTGACGACCAACGCGCAAAAAATAATCGCTGCTGAGCAAAACGCTATCGTCGTTTATGCCGGTGATACCCGTGTTTTTTCCGGGTCGATAACATCTGCCAGGATTAACCTGAACCAGATGCCTGATGCGCCGATTGAGATAACCGCGGCGGCAGCCGGAAGGGAGCGCCTGATCCCATGCGAGCCAACGTCCATTCGTGGCGATGCGGATGTGGCTGACATGATTCGCGCTCTTGCCTTTAAAGTTGGGCTGAAATTCATCAATGTTGACGTCAAGAGTACCGAACGAAACCCGGTATACAAAGGCAATGCGATAAAGCAGATCATTGAAATAGCAGCTGCGCATAAAATAACGGTAAATATTGATTTTGGCACCGTCACCATTTACACAGGTAAAAAGCCTTCAGATTCCGTTGTCCCATTAATTTCTCCAGAGCATGGCCTTATTGGGTATCCAATTTTTTATGACATGGGGATTAACTTTCGCTGCATTTACTCCCCGACTCTGAAACTGAACACCAAAATCATCCTTGAGACTGACCTGCCACACGCAAGCGGGGAATGGATTATTCAGGCAGGAACCACTCATTACCTTTCCTGTAAAGTTCCCGGTGGTCTGTGGGAAACGTTCGTTGTGGCCGCGCCGGGATATCTTGTAAAAGGGAACGAAAATGCTAACTAACCAGACTCCTGAGAGCGTGTCATCGCAGGGTAACGCCATATTATCGCTACTACATTCAGCGCTGAAGGGAATGACGTTTGTCGATATTGTTCTGGTTAGAGAGGTTGAAGGCGATGTGTTGACCGTTCTCCCCCTGGTCAATGATGTAGACGTTTCTGGCCGGGCCATTGCCAACCAGGACGTTTACCAGATCCCATACCTCAGACTTCAGGCGGGAAACAGCGCAGTAAAAATGGAGCCAAGGCCAGGAGACATTGGTCTGGTTGTGATCTGCGACAAGGACACCACGAATGTTAGGGAAACCAGAGCGGAAGGGCCAGCGCCAACCCAGCGACACCACTCGTATTCCGATGCGATGTACATAACCGCAATAGCTAGTATGAATGGCGAGCCTACTGAATTCGTTGAATTTACTGGAAATGGCATAAACATAAAGAGCCCTGGTGTCGTTAACATCAACGGTCTAAAAATCCTTGCTAATGGAAAACTTCAGTTGGTTGATGGTTCAATCGTTGATGGTCATGAGCACGGAGGGGTAGAATCGGGAGGAAGCCGAACCGATCCCCTGGAGCCGTGATGATTAAAAATTCATTTTTTTTCTCAATTCTACTTATGGTCTCAATGCTTTCATATGCTGAGACGCTTGACGAGTTTTTTAATAAAAACAAATCTATTAGCGATGATATTGAGATTAGGCTGGCGATTAAAAAGGAAGCCTTTCAGCTTGCCTCATCAGAAGCATATACCGAGGGCTCAAGTGACATAACTGGTAGAAGTAGCAGCCTAATGCGCAAAGATGGTGGAAGTTATGCTAGATATGCTGTGAAAACACTCATAGATGCTTGTAATAATAAAGGTCCATACCAAAGCCACCTTGATGATAATGCCTGTAAGAGACTAGAGGACAAAGCTGGCAGTATCAAATAATATGTAAACCGTAAAATTGCATCATAGCAAGGAAATGGAAATGTCTTTTTTGGTTATTGCAGCGCTTCTTGGCCTGATACCTGCATTCATCGCTCAAAGTAAGGGGCGTTCATTTGGCGGGTGGTGGTTGTATGGATTCCTCCTTTTCATAGTTGCTATAATCCACGTTCTTATCGTTCCATCTCGCAATGCTTCCATGGGCATTGTTAATGATTCAGTAGGACCAACGCGAGATTGCCCGTACTGTGCAGAGCCGGTTAAGTACCAAGCCACTAAGTGTAAGCATTGTGGCAGCGAGATAGCCTCAATAGCTTTACCCGAACCAAAATACAACGGCACTCAGATAGCGTGGATTCGGGTATTGATACTCATAGGCGGCATCGTTTTAGCTGCATTGCTATTTGGGAAAATTAATAGTTAATGCTCTATAAATCAGATATATAGTCAAGTTATAAATAATAGACCTCGCCTCGGCGGGGTTTTTTTATGGGCGAAATCCATGAAAACAATCTCTCTCAAACTCGATCCCGACACCTGGGACCTTGTCCTTGATGAGCTGGGTAATATCGCCACGGTAGAAAACCCCTACGCCTGCGCTCAGGACGTAGCGACGGCATGCCTGGCTATACGCGGCGAATGCATTTACGAAAAAGACACCGGCGTTAATTACAAAGAGCTGCTGAACGTTAAGGCCAGCACTGGCGCCATGGCGGCCGCGCTTCAGGTTGAAGCGTTGCGAATGAGCTATATCGCCCGCGCTGAGCCGACGCTGATTAACAACCGAGATACGCGCCGCACTACCGGCGTTATTGCGATCGTGGATACCAACGGCCTGGATTCCAGCGTCACCCTGTGAGGAAAAAATGACGACAATCTCTACGGCGGTACCTGCCGTGACCTTTTCCACCACTGGCCTTGATGTTCCCGATGAGGGAGACATTCTTGCCGGGCGTATAGCAGATATAGGTTCTGCATTCGGGACGGCGATGAGCACGAACCTCAAGACGCCGCAGGGGCAACTGGCTGTCACTGATACTGCAATCATCGCTGACAAAAACGATCAGCTTCTGGCTATCGTCAACAACATGAACCCGGACTTTTCCTCCGGCAGATTTCAGGATGGCATCGGCAGGATTTACTTCCTCGATCGCATTGCTGCGGCGGGTACCGTTGTAACGGCCACATGCTCCGGCGTGCCGGGAACGGTAATTCCCGCACAGTCCTATGCAACCGACGATAACGGTTATATGTACGTGTCCCTGGCGGCCGGAACGATTGGCGCAGACGGGACGGTAAAGATCGAGTTCCAGAACCTGACTACCGGGCCGATAGCTTGCCCCATCGGTACGCTGACAAACATCTATGTCGCGGTAAGTGGCTGGTCGAGTATCACCAACGAGACCGCGGGCGTGCCGGGCTCGAATGTTGAAGGACGATCTGCATTTGAGTATCGCCGTCGCCAGTCAGTGGCACGTAACGCCTTTAACACAGCAGCGGCTGTGCGGGCTTCCGTTCTGGAAGTCGACGGGGTGCTTGATGTTTATGTCATCGACAACAAAGAGCCCACTTCCGTCGAGAAAGGTTCCACGAATTACACGCTGCTGGCCAGCTCGATATATATCGGGGTTTATGGTGGGGCAGTAGCTGACATTGCAGCGGCCATCAATAAAAAACTTCCCCCGGGCACCGTTATGAACGGTGACACCACCGGGACCGTGCAGGATACCGAAAATTATGACGCCCCTTATCCGGAGTACACCTACAGGTGGAAAACGCTGGATGCGGTGAGCGTTCATATCAAGGTGGAATACGAAGAGAATGATGGCCTTCCGTCAGATATCAACGCGCAGATCAGAGCGGTCGTCCTGAATTCCTTCACCGGCGCAGATGGTGGCACCCGGGCGCGTGCCGGCGCGCGAATTTATGGCAGCCGGTATATCGGCCCTATCCAGGCGCTAGATACACAGAACATGAACGTTCTTTCGGTCCAGATATCCCTGGATGGAACAACCTGGTCTAGTGCGCTGACCATGGGCATTGATCAGGAACCGACTCTGGATGCAACAAACATCATAACGGAGGCGGTAAGTGAATAATGTCGACTGGACGATCTACGCGCAGTACGTGAACTCAACAAGCCTGCGCTCACTGATTGATACCTTTAACGCTTCAGTAGCGCCAGAGGACTGGATAGACACGTTCTATGACCTCGTATTTAACATCGAGACATCTGGCGATTACGGTCTGATGTGCTGGGGTAAAATCGTTGATGTAGGGCGTTTGCTGACCGTGACGCCATCCCAGCAGTTTCTGGGCTTTGGCGAAGCGACCAGCACTCCGGCAGAACTCACCGATCCGCAACCCTTTAACCAGGCACCTTTCTATACCGGTGTACAGGACACAAACACTGTCGTCCTGACCAATGACGCATACCGCAAGCTGATCATGTGCAAAGCGATGGCTAACATCAGCGACTGCACCGTGCCGGTCATGAATCGCATGCTGATGTACATGTTCGGCTCCAGCGGGCGAGCTTACGTGCGTGACGATGGTAACCATGTCATGAGCTACGTATTCGAGTTTCAACTTTCCGAATCTGAGCTGGCCATAGTGCAAAGCTCCGGCGCGCTTCCTTCCCCGCCAGGGGTAAAAGTAAACATCGTTCAGGAGGTCTGAATTGAACAATTCAGCCATGCCGTCACGTCTGACGGTTGTTTTTTCTGCGAGTGGCGACAAAAACACGATCCCGGTCAATTCCACCTCTGAAACGTTGGCTGATGGCCTTGCGGCGATGGACTCAGGATTTCCTCCGCTGACCCGCATCGCTCTATCTGCTGGCGGTAAGCCGCCAAAGGGGCAGGATTTTAATGGGATTTTTAATGATGCCTATACCCGCCTTCAATGGGAGCAAGCCGGAGGTTTCTATACATTCGACTCTGCATTTTCGGCAGCTATCGGTGGATACCCAAAAGGCGCAATTCTTATCAATTCAGCCAGGGATGGATTCTGGCAAAGCACTATCGAAAATAACACGACAAATCCTGATGCTGGCGGTATTGGGTGGATTAACTTTTCATCCGGGCGACTCCTGAACGTGCAGACATTTTTATCATCCGGCACCTATACGCCGACCCCGGGCACAAAGTCGGTTGTTGTAGAAATGGTTGGCGGTGGTGGTGGGAGCGACGCCGCCCCAGCCACTGGAGCGGGGCAGGTGTCAATAGTTTCAGGTGGTGGGGCCGGGTCATATGCTAAGGGTAGATTTTCAATAAATTTCACCAGCATTAGCATCGTTGTTGGCGCTGGCGGGCAGGGAGGGACCGCAGCATCTCCGGTTGGCTCTGTTGGTAGTTCAAGCTCATTTGGATCGCTGATGGTTGCACCTGGCGGAACAAGAGGTCCATCTGCCGGACCAGCAAATCCACCTTTTCTTCCTCAGGGTAATGTCGCATCAAACGCACCGTCTGGTGCCAACATCATAGGCTCTCCAGGGGCACCTTCTACACCTGCATACGCTAACGCAACCCAGTCATTCCTCGGATCACCTGGGGCAAGTAGCGTTTTTGGAGGCGGGGGGTGGGTGCCATCATTTGGAGATCCGGCTATTGATGGCCAGGCATATGGTTCAGGCGCATCTGGTTCTTCACAAGGACCATCCTCTCCGGCAGTAAATGGCGCCCGGGGGAAAGAAGGCATCGTGATAATTTATGAATATTCATGAGAATAAAAAATGACAATCACCGAAACGCAAAAAACTGCTCAATTAGCAGCAGATGCCGCCGTTAGCGCCGCAGAAGCCAAACAATACATGCTGGAAGCTGAGCAAGGATATCAGGATACTAGTGCTGCCGCCCAGCAAGCCCAGGACGCAGCTGGATCAGCTCTTTTATCTAAGCAGAGCGCGGCTACATCAGAAGAAAACTCACTGCAATATGCAACAGAGGCGGGAGTTGCAAGAGATGAGGCTGTGGCTTCCGCATCAACCGCCGCAGAGTTCGGCGACAATAAGCTCACCTTTGCCGACACCACTGCCGGTATTGCCGGGACAACCTCTGGTCAATACTTCCGTGTTCCTCAAGGTGTCGGTAATGTTCTGGCATTTCGATATTACAAAAACAATGCTGGCGTAGCTGTTGAGGTTGCTGAATACGTTGGCCAGGGTTCTATTTCTAACAGCGTCAGAGAATATTTATCATTAACCGCGGCGCAAAGTGATGTTACGGCGGGTAATATTTTAAACGGCGGGTATTGCTGGGTAAGGGATTCGACTGATAGCGCACTGGCAGACGAGTACATCAACAACGGCGGCACGCTGGAGGCGACCGGGCGCCGGATGATTTCGAAGGAGTATGTTGATGCGCTTATCGAAGCCATTAATCAGCGCATTAATCCCTTGCAGGAATCCCCTGACTCCCTGTTTGACATTGTTTCCAGCAACGGCATTCGCCCGTTCCGCATCAGAACTACGGATGGTGTGGTTGAGTTTGAATCTGTCGCGCAATTACTCACGGGGGACTCGGGACTTAACTTTAACGGTAGCGTGATTGACAACAACGCGCCGGATGGCTGGTTATTCCTGATTTATTCGCGTAACGGCCTGGTGATTGCCGGGGTTAAGGAAGACGGGACGAAAGTCGGCTGGGGCGGGAGCGACAGCGGCGGCGGGCAGGCTGGCGGGATTACCCCCGGTGATACGGCGGTGGGTTATGACGATATCCGTAATTACACTGGCGAAGCCACCGTGCGTGATGTTGTGGGCGAGCGCATCAATGGCCGGTTTGTGGTCGACGCTTCCGATACGACTTCGCCAGATGATGGCGGTGGTGTTCTGGTTGGTGTTGACGGGCGTCGATGGGTCCGCCAGTGCGATTTCGTTTCGTACGATATGTTTGGCGCTCCTCGTATTCCGGAGTCCACGTACCAGTCGTACCTGATGCTCTCTAAGCAGGGGGATGAGGCATCCGCACAGGCTTTGCTCGCGACGGTGGCCGCTGCAGACCAGGCAATAATTGACTGCCACGCCTTCGCGAATAAACACGCAATCCCGGTCGTCCAGAATGTTGGGCGCTTCCTTTGGGTGGGTGGAGAGATCATTACACGCACCTCAACAACGTTAACGGGATGCGCGATTGTAACCTGCAACCGCAGCGGTCTGGCCGAAACGCGCTGGGGCAAGGTTGACGGCGTTAATGATGGCGCGCCGGACCCGCTTAAGATGTACCGCCTGAAGGGCAAGGATCGCGTTGATTTTACAGCCGCTGAACTGAACGAGCTGAATACCACTTATTCATCATACCTGAAGCGCGGCAGCATGCAGATACCGATGCCGAAACTAGCCCAGTACAGGGGGGGATATTTCGGGTACATCTCGTCCGCCGTTGAGCTATATCGAAGCGGTGACCGGTCGAACGTACGCAACCAGGTCCATTATCGCGATTTCACCCGCATAGGCCGCAACGGGGCAATTTCAGATGTTCTGGTGAAAAACATCCCGGACGGTACCATCACTGAAGCATGGATCCAGCCTAAAGAAGACTCCTGGCTGACTTTCTATCCTCCGACATTCGTTGAAGCCGGCAACGGTCGCAAATTTGTAAACGTCTCGATTGAACGCTCTCAGGTCGTAGTGAGAAACCTGATTATGGAAAACTGGGCTACCGGGAATGTGGAATCGCGTGTCGCAATCGGAGCGTACGGCGTTACCGATATCCACTTCGAGAATGGGGCGGCTGAGTGCATCCCGTCGGAAGCTGGCGGGGCGTACGTTATGTGCTTCCGCAACAGTATTGATATCCACATCAGTGGCTATTACGGGCTATATGGCTGGGGATTCCAGGGACACCACGGCCTGAAGCGCGTGTTTATCGAGCGTTCAGTAATGAACCGCTTTGACTTTCACTCATTCGGTTATGACGTTTATATCGATCGCACAAAGTTCAAAGGGAAGCAGGTTTACCTGCAGGGCGGCGGTCAGTTCTCGCTTCGGGATAGTGAGTTCGACGTGACAGCCTACAGCATCACCCAGGCCGGGCACCTGGAGAACAGACTGGATTACTTCATCAACATGCGCGAAGACTATGCAGGAGACTGCGATTGCAATTTGTCGCTCGAAAACCACGTATTCCGGTTTGACAGGAATATTACCGCCGCATGGGCTGCCGGCACCTTGTCGTTTGATGTGGTCCGGCTTAACTCCGGCACCAGTGCGGATTACGGTGTTGCAACAAAAACCCCGCACACCATCACCGGGCGCAACATTGTGTTTGACCTGGATGGCGTGCCGAACTCACTGCCGGACAACTTCGCATTCACGTTCTGCCGTCCGTATCGCAACATCTACAACCCGGCGCAAAGAACCTATCTCCCGGATATGATTAAGGTTCAGGGGATGACCGCGATTAACGTACCTGATGGCAAAAACGCGGTCATGGCGGTATTCCGATGCGGCAGTGATATGGCACAGAACCCGTTCGCCAGCCGGACTAAACTCCGCCCGAATGGGACGAACGCTGAGATCATCGCAGAGGACGTCATCAGCATCATCAATAACCCGATCATCGCGCAGAACGCCTGTCCGACAGTGTACATGCCTGGTACTGCCTCTTCATGGGATACCGTTGTCGGCGGCACGACGTACCGCACCAGCGAATACTCATACCGCCCGAAAGTGACGCTGCGTAACTGCTATCCGTCCATTATCAACGCCACGGGCGTCAAAGCGGAATTCGATATTTCCGGGGGGTTACTGGCGCGCTACAGCATCGGCGATACCGGCAACCGCTGCCGGGTAACCGGTGCGGATATTCAGCTCATTCCTGACTCAACAGGGGCTCTTTATTTCGATGCTTCCAGTGTCAGGGCGACGGGCTGCGACTGGTTCGACCCGATGAACGGGGCGACGTATAGCGGTATTCTCAACGGTATCGGCAACGAAAACCGTGGCACCCCGGAACACTCACCAAACATTTAAGGAATTGAAAATGCCCGGAACCCGTATTTTTTGCGATCAGATTATCCCGGTCCCTGACTGGAATCGGGACTACGTAACAGTTAAATCAAAACTGGAAAGTAAATCACCGCTGCCGACACTGGCCAGTTTCGACCTGCTTAACCCGCTGGACAACAGCGGGCATGGTTATACCGTGACTCCCCGCGGCGGGCAAATCCGCGACTGGGGGCTGCATTATGATAATGGGGCAATACCTTCCGTGACTGACCTGATCAAAGCCGGACAAGGTGCGGTTTCGTTCATCGTGGCATTTAAGCTGGATGCTGCTAACCGCTATATCAATATCGTCAACAACCGTGTGACGGGTGCAGGATTTAATTTCTATTACAGCGGTGGTTTCTATTTATCCTACATCTATCCGGGTGGAGGGACCGGAACCATTGCCACTGGCGAGGTATCAGCGCCGGAAGTCGGGAAATGGTATGTCGCGGCCGGCGTTTTTGATGCAGAAAATAAAGTGGCTAGTGTCCGCATCAGTGAGTTGGGTTTGCGATATGGAAACATCGGCGCGTCATTCCCTGCTAATACCGTGCTCGATACGGCACTATCAATCGGAGGCGATCCGACCGGTAGCACCACATCGTCAATGGCCGGTGATATTGCGTTTGTTGCGGTTTATGACGGCGCATTTACCGCTGAGCAGCGTGATGCGATGATTCCAGTCGGGCAGGAAGTTCTGCAGAAACGCGGATTAATCTGACTGGCAGCCGCCACCCGTAAAGGTGGCGGCTCATTAAGAAGGGTGCGAAGCATGGTTACCTGGAAGTGGGGTAATTTCATCTACCCGTACGTAATATTCAGTTGGGGAACAGCAATGCAACAGACCTTTAACGATAGCGCCTGGTTGGTGGTTCTGGCTGTTTCATTGCTTCTGGGGTTCAGGCTTCAAAAGTGAATTGTCACTTACATCACAGGTCGCACAAATGAATGAAGACAATTATTTAAAGCCGGAATGGGCAAAGAAGGATGCCAACATTCCTCATGACTGGAAGAAATACGTAAGCGAGGAAGTCATGGCGATTTGGGGAGACTTTAGCGTAAGCCAGCGCATAGCATTGGGCCGATGCTTTGATGACATAGCCAGTCGAGAGGAATGGGATTGA